ACAGGTCTCACCAGGTCCACAACGCACACAAGGTGCTCAAGGCGCAGTTGGTGCACAGGGCGCAGGTGGTGCACAGGGTAATCAAGGTGTCCAAGGCGCAGTTGGTGCACAGGGCGCAACAGGACCACAGGGTAATCAAGGTGTCCAGGGTGCAACAGGTCCACAGGGTAATCAAGGTGTACAAGGTGCAACAGGTGCTCAAGGGGCACAGGGCGTCCAAGGCGCAACAGGTGTAGGTGTCCAAGGCGCTCAGGGTGTACAAGGTGCTTCTGGTTCGGGTGGTGGCGGAGCCTATTCAACTAAAACTAGTAATTACACGGCAGTAGCTTTCGATAATATCATCACTAATTCTTCTGGTGGTAGTTTCACTATAACATTACCAGCAACACCAAGTTCTGGTGATTCTATTACCATAGCAGATCAAGGTTATTGGGGAGACTATCCTGTAACTGTTGATAGAAATGGCAATACAATAGAGGGTCAAAGTGACAATTTATCTTTAGATTTTAGCGGTGTCAGTGTAACGTTAATCTACAGTGGTAGTACATGGCAGGTTGTTACTTCTTTGGGTAAACAAGGTGCCCAAGGTGCTACAGGTTCTACATTTACAACAGGAAAGGCAATAGCAATGTCTATTGTGTTCGGGGGATAATATGGCAAGTCCTAATATAGTTGGGGTGGTTAATATCACAGGAAATACAATAGTATCTAATGTAACTACTATATTTTCTAACGTAATTACTAATACTTCTACAAGTAATTCTATTATAAAAATTAATAACTTGATTGTATCCAATTACTCCAATGCCTCCATTACTTCCACAGTTCAATTAAATAGAAGTGCTGCTAATTATTATTTTGCCGGAGCTATAACAATACCAGCAAATTCTACACTTGTAGTTATAGGTAAAGATACAGGTGTTTATCTTTTAGAAGGCGATGTTATTCAAGCTAATGTATCTGCTAATGTATCAGCTTCTTTAATTGCGTCATTTGAAACCATAAGTTAATGAGACATAGATCTAATAAAGGAATTATAGGGCCCCAACAGCTGGTAACTTCCAGTAGTGCTGGAGGGATACATTCTATTTTAGATCATTTTTTAAACAAAGGTGCCGGAACTTGGCCTATTTACGGTGGCTACACCATCGTCCAAACCTTTACCGCTACGTCTACTTGGACTTGCCCTGCTGGTGTTACAGAGGTTGATTATTTGGTTGTGGCTGGTGGGGGTGGGGGTGGCTCTCGCCATGGAGGTGGCGGGGGAGCGGGGGGGATGAGATACGGTACTGGATTGGCGGTTAGCGCTGGGACTGACTACACAATCACCGTAGGTGGCGGCGGCGCAGGAAATACAAACACAGGTAGCGCCGGTGGTGGGGTAACAGGCGGCGATTCAATCTTCCTCTCTGTTACATCAAAAGGTGGCGGTGGTGGGGGTGGTGTTTCAGGATCTAGCCCCGGTCTCCCTGGTGGTTCTGGTGGTGGCGCTGGGTACAGTGGCCCTGGTGGATCTGCAATTGCAATAACTCCTGTTCCAGGGGAAATTTCAACTACACAAGGTAATAATGGGGCAACTCTTGGCGCTGACACATTAGATGCGTCTGGTGGCGGCGGCGCTGGTAGTGCAGGATCGGCTAGACCGTCCTCTGGAATTGGTGGCAGTGGTGGAAACGGTTTAATAGGCCCATCATTCGCTTCATCTTATGGTGGAGCCGGTCCTGGTGGGTCACCTTCTACTGGGTATTACGCTGGCGGTGGAGGGGGCGGCGTATTTAACGTACCCAACAATGGCGGTCCTGGTGGCATAGGTGGCGGTGGAAAAGGTGCTGCTAATGTTACTGCTGGGTCAGCAGGTACAAACACATCCGGTGGCGGCGGGGGCGGTGGCAGTGGTGCTGCTGGTGGTTATAACGGCGGCTCCGGCATTGTTATCCTCAAGTACACCGTAGCAAGTCAAACCGTATTTACGTTCAAAGGCACTACCACTTGGAAATGCCCCGCAGGTGTAACCAGCGTGGATTATCTTGTGGTTGGTGGGGGCGGCGGCAGTGGAAGCCCCGTCGATGGAACAAACCAAAATCCAACAGGAGGCGGTGGTGCAGGTGGCTTCCGCACCGGAACCGCATTGAGCGTTACTGGTGGAACAGAGTACGCTATCACTGTTGGAGCGGGGGGTACTGCTGGAACAACAGGAAATTCCGGTAATGCGGGTTCTAATTCGGTGTTTAGCATCATTACATCTACGGGCGGTGGCGGGGGTGAAGGTGGCGTTTCAGGCGCTGGTAATGGCGGTTCTGGTGGCGGTGGTAGCGGATCAGTAAACTCTGGAGGCACTAGACCGGGAGGGAGCGGTAACACTCCATCAGTAAGCCCCTCGCAGGGGAGTAATGGCGGCACCGGTATCGGCGCTGGAAACCCAGGAACTGCAACAGATAGAGGGGGTGGTGGTGGCGGTGGCGCTTCTGCTGTTGGTGCTAATGGAGCTTTAGGCATCGGAGGAAATGGCGGAGCTGGTACTTCGTCTAGCATTTCTGGTTCTCCCGTTACTTATGCTGGCGGAGGTGGCGGGGCAGGTGGAACTGCAGGTACCGGTGGCGCTGGAGGTGGTGCAACAGCAGGTGCGTCTTCAACTCCTTCAGCAGGAACTGTTAACACAGGCGGTGGTGGTGGTGGCTGTCGTGCCACGCCGGGAACAGGCTCTGCAGGCGGTTCCGGTATCGTCATCATAAAAATAAATCAATAAGAGGGTCTATGACAACTAAGGTTTTCATTAGTTATGTAATTACACATTCAAGAAATTAAATAATAAATAACAGATGCCTATATCGTTAAAATCAATAGCACAAGCAAATCTTGAGAACGTAACCATCTCTGATACTGCACCTACTCCATTCCCTCAAGGTATTTTTTGGTTAGATAGCTCCTATTTAGATTTATACGTAGCATATAGTAATGTTTGGGTTATGGTTGGTACCAGCGGACAAGCACCCGAACAACTTAATCCATTTTTGTTGTCTGGTATGTAAGGAACAATTATGACAACGGTCTATAAAGTTTTAGCTCAGTCTATTCCAACACAGAATACGTTAACTACTGTGTACAGCGTACCAAATGGAAATACCGCAGTTATTTCTACATTATCTGTTTGCAATCAATCTAATGTTAATAATGCTTCGTACAGAATAGCTATTCAAAAGAATAATGCAGCAATTTCGTCTAACGCATATATTGTTTTCGATGCATCAGTAGCAACTTTAGATACAGCATTTTTGACATTGGGTATTACAATGGGTAGTAATGATGTCCTGAGTGCAAATATTACATCAGGAAATTCTAACGTATCTATTAATGTATTTGGGTCGGAGATTTTTTAATGGCTCTGGCATTTGCCTCTTCTATTAATAAAAGAAGAACTATTTCACAGGTATTCAAAAGATTTATTTCTGGTTATTCTATAGTCCAAACCTTTACTGCTACGTCTACTTGGACATGCCCTACTGGTGTTACTAGTGTTGAGTATTTGGTTGTGGCTGGTGGTGGTAGCGGAGGAAGAAACAATAACGGTGCTGGTGGGGGGGCTGGCGGGTATAGAACTGGAACTGGATTAAGTGTGGCCGCAGGAAATGATTACACCATTACCGTTGGTGGCGGTGGTGCAGCTTTAACTGGTGCTGGGGCCGGTAATAATGGAAGTGATTCTTATATCCAATCAACAGCCTCTCCTCATATAACTGCAAATCCTTCTGCTCCAGGAAATCCATACGCAAATGCTTTTGTAGCATTTGGCGGCGGTGGTGGGGGTGGTACAGGTAGCTTAGGTGGCAAGAATGGTGGTTGTGGTGGTGGTGGGGCTGGTAGCGGATCACCTGCTCCTGGTGGAACAGGAAATACGCCATCAACTTCACCAAGTCAAGGTAATAATGGTGGTGCTGGACTAGATGGCACTGGTGCTGGTGGTGGTGGTGGGGCTGGTGGGAATGGTACTGCTGGTGGTAATCCAGGTGGTGGTGGCGGTGTCGGTATACAAGGCCCATCTTTTGCGTCATCGTATGGTGGCTCTGGGCCTGGAGGATCTCCTTCAACAGGTTATTTTTCTGGTGGCGGCGCAGGTAATGGCCCTGCTGGTAACACAGCAGGTTATGGTGGCGGTGGAGCCACAAGCACTAATGGAACCACTAATAGCGGTGGAGGCGGGGGCGGGTGGAATGGGTCTGGTAATTCAGGAGCAGGCGGCTCCGGCATTGTTATTCTCAAGTACACCGTAGCAACTCAAACCGTATTTACGTTCAAAGGCACTACCACTTGGACTTGCCCCGCAGGTGTAACCAGCGTTGACTATCTTGTAGTGGCTGGTGGCGGTGGTGGTGGAACTGGAGGCGGTCGTGGAGGTGGTGGCGGTGCTGGTGGTTATAGAACTGGCACAGCATTATCTGTAACAGCCGGCACTGATTACACCGTAACTGTTGGTGGTGGTGGTAATGGTGGAAATGTCGGCAGTAATTCGGTATTTAGCACCATTACATCCGCTGGTGGAGGTAACGGCGGAGGCGGCCCTTCATCACAAACCGGTGCAAACGGAGGTTCTGGAGGCGGTGGAGGTGCATTGGGTTCGCAACCAGCTAGCACTGGCGGGTCTGGAAACACTCCTTCCACGAGTCCTTCGCAAGGATCAAACGGTGGCGGCGGTACTGGATCGCCATCTTTTTATACTGGTGGCGGAGGCGGTGCTGGTGGTGTTGGTGGAACTGGCGCAGCTCCATCATCTGGAAACGGCGGTAACGGCACTGCTTCAAGTATTAGCGGTTCGTCTGTAACTTATGCCGGTGGTGGCGGTGGTTCTATGGATCCATCAGGTGCAGGCACAGGTGGTACAGGTGGTGGCGGTAATGGTGGTAATGGATCAAGTAATACAGGATTAACGGCAGGCACAACTAACACAGGCGGTGGGGGTGGAGGTTCAATTGCTCCTGGAACGGGAGCAAATGGCGGCTCCGGTATCGTAATCATAAAAATAAATCAATAAATTTACTATGGAGATACAATGAAAAAGAAAACAAAACAATCTAAAGAACAATCTGAATTAAAAATTTATCGGCTAATGGGAATAGATACAGCAATGCATCTATTAAGACCAGGAGCCAAATGGGAAATATCAAACAACGTCTTTACTCGGTGGGAAGATTCGAGACCTTGTCCAACGATAGAAGAAGTTTATGCAACAATAGAAAAGATAAAACAGTTTGAAGAAAGTATTGATACAATTTATCTACCAGAACAGCTCAAACAAATGGGCATTGAGCAAAAACAATTAGAAGAGGCATTAAAGTGAGTGATGAAATTATTACACCTATTAGCAGTAATGTTTTTAAGTTTCCGGGTAAAGCAGTAATTCATAATTTATTTCCAACTCCAGTGGGTTGCTATACTGTAGAACACAAGTTGACCAAAAAAGAATTAAATTTTCTTTTGAATCAACCTCAAAGAAACAATATGGGTAACACCACAAGTGTTGATAATAAAATTCTAAATAATAAAGAGCTAAGCACGTTTAAAAAAGCATTAGAACTAAAACTTAGTATGTATTTTAATGAGGTATACAATCCAAAATATGAAGTTAATTTGAGAATTACTCAATCCTGGGTTAACTATACAAAACAAGGACAGTATCATCACAAGCACAGACATCCAAATTCATTTGTATCTGGTGTATACTACATAGAAACATCTGACACAGATAAAATTTATTTTTATAATAAAGAACCAGCAAACAATATTAAAATGCCCCCTGTAATGTGGAACACTTGGAACAGTGAATCATGGTGGTTCGAGGCAACAAAGGGTGATTTGTTTTTATTTCCATCTACCTTAGAGCACATGGTGGAAACAGTTAATGCAGAAAACACAAGAATTTCTTTATCCTTTAATACTTTTCCAGTAGGAATAGTAGGTGAAGAAAAAGATTTAACTTTATTAGAACTTACTTAATAAATACTTTTATTTGAGGCAAAATATGGCACATTTCGCTAAAATAGACGAGAATAGCGTAGTTACTTCTGTTGTCGTAGTAGAAAATAAAGATACATCAGATGCAGCAGGTGTTGAAAAGGAACACATTGGTGCAGCTCATCTTGAGAAAATTCTCGGTGGTACTTGGAAACAAACAAGTTACAATGCCAATTTTAGAAAAAATTATGCTGGTATTGGGTACACATTCGATGCTCAACGTAATGCTTTTATTCCACCCAAACCATTTAATAGTTGGGTATTAGTAGAAGAAACATGCCAGTGGAAAGCACCTGTAGATATGCCTGGTGATGCTGGAACAGGCGATCCTCCAAAGATGTATTCTTGGGACGAGAATGTTGTTAATTGGGTATTGGTAACTAACTAAAATGGCCATTTCCTTTCCATCAAGTCCAATTACAGGACAGACATTTACTGCAGGTGGAAAACTTTGGATTTATAATGGTGTTGGTTGGCTTGGGGCAAACACGCTATCAACAGTTACAGTAGACACCACTACAATTAAGAAATTAGATTACGGTTTAAATATTTTATTGGATTAAAAAAATGGCCAATCCTAATTTAGCAAACGTATCTGCCGGATATGGTAAAATGGCATTTCAAAATGTCGCCAATACTTTTGCAAACATTGTAGTTAATACATCTACAAGTAATACTATAGTGAAAGTAAATAGTTTATTCTTATCAAATTATGATGGAACCAATGTAGCTAATGTTACAGTAAATATTTCTAATGCTGGTATTAGTTATAGTGTTTTGACCAATGTTTCTATTCCTTTACAGAGTTCTTTAATTGCTATAGACAAAGAAAGTTCTATCTATATGGAGGAAGGGCAATTTATGCAATTAAAAGCACATGCCAATAATCATGTCCAAGCTGTTTTAAGTTACGATATTATAAGTTAATGAGATCTAACGGTGGAATAGTAGGGGCAGTAAACAATCCTGCCTTATCCTTTTCCAGTGGTTTATGGACACTGGGTGACAAGTTTATAGCTACAAAACTTGGTACTTGGCCTCTTTACGGTGGCTTCAGCATCGTCCAAACCTTTACAGCAACAAGCACTTGGACATGCCCTACTGGTGTTACAGAGGTTGAGTATTTGGTTGTGGCTGGTGGAGGTGGTGGTGGTTGCAGACGTGGAGCCGGAGGCGGTGCAGGAGGATTCAGAACGGGTACTGGTTTAACTGTTACACCAAACCAAGATTACACTATTACAGTCGGTGCAGCGGGAACAGCAGGTTTAAATTCTGGTAGTACAGTAGCAGGAAATGGTGGTAATAGTTATATTTCTGGGCCTGGGATTACTAACAATCCTTCATCTGGAAACCCGTACACCAATGCACTAGTGGCTTATGGTGGAGGTGGTGGAGGTGGTGACGGCCCCAGTATTAGTAACGGCGCAAGCGGAGGATCAGGAGGCGGTGCTGCTGGCTATAGCGGAGCAACGGCTGGTTCTGGAAATACACCAAATACAACGGATGCACCGTATGGTGGGCCATCTTCTCAAGGCAATAACGGTGGCTCATCTTCATCGTCTGGCCCGAATATTGGGTCTGGAGGCGGCGGCGGCGCTGGTGGAAGCGGAGGTTCTGGAACTTCAACTTCTGGCGGTGCTGGTGGCAATGGAATTCAAGGCCCGTCTTTTGCATCTAGTTATGGAAGTTCTGGCCCAGGAGGATCACCTGCTAAAGGATATTTTTCCGGCGGTGGTGGCGGTGGAACGTATAACGGGCCTAATCTAGGTGGCGCTGGTGGTTATGGCGGCGGCGGCAATTCTGGTAGTTATTCTGGATTGGGTAACGGAGTAGCTGGCGTAACAAATTCTGGTGGTGGTGGGGGTGCTGGGTCAAACGGCGACCCTGGATTAAATTACGATGGAGCAGCAGGCGGCTCCGGTATTGTTATCCTGAAGTATTTCGTACCATCACAAACTGTATTTACGTTCAAAGGCACTACCACTTGGACTTGCCCCGCAGGTGTAACCAGCGTTGACTATCTTGTGGTTGCTGGTGGGGGTGGGGGTGGGGGTGTTGGTGTGTCAGCCGGTATTGCTGGTGGTGGTGGCGCTGGCGGGTTTAGAACAGGAACGTCTTTAACTGTCACGGCAGGAGATTCTTACACAATTACCGTTGGCGCTGCTGGGTCTGCTGGAACAGCCGGTAGTGGATCTCCTGGCGCTGCTGGTGGTATAGGCGGGACAGGTGGTGCTTCATCAATTGCAGGTCCATCACCGTTTTCAACAATTAGTTCTGCTGGTGGTGGTGGAGGTTCTCCAGGTAGAGATAGTAATGTTGTGGGAGCTAACGGAGGATCTGGTGGCGGTGGCGGTGGTGGCGGTGCAGGAACTGGGAACACTGGAGGTACTGGTAACACGCCGTCAACAAGTCCTTCTCAAGGCAACAATGGCGGTACTGGCGCAACAAGCGCACCAAACTACGGTGGCGGTGGCGGTGGCGGCGCTTCGGCGATAGGAGCAAACGGAACGAGCAGCGTTGGCGGTAACGGAGGCAATGGAACCGCATCTTCAATTTCCGGCAGCAGCGTTACTTACGCTGGCGGTGGCGGTGGCGGCACTCTAGCAACATCAATCAGTAGTGGCGGCACAGGTGGCGGCGGCGCAGGAGGCAGAAGAACAGTAGCGCCAACCGCTGGGACAGCCAACTTAGGTGGCGGTGGCGGCGGTAGTGGTCAAGATGATACTGCTGGCGCAGGAGCAGCTGGCGGCTCCGGTATCGTCATCATAAAAATAAATCAATAAGAGGGTCTATGACAACTAAGGTTTTCAGGTTTTTAGGTATTGATACAGCCATGCACTTACTTCGCCCAGGAGCCAAGTGGGAAATATCAAACAACGTCTTTACACGGTGGGATGATCCACGCCCATGCCCAAGCATAGAAGAAGTGTATTGGGTTATGGACAAGATCAAAGAGTTTGAAGAAATGATTCCTACCATTTGGTTGCCTGAGCAACTAAAGTAAACCAGGTGTTAGTATTTGACTTCTTTATAATCAAAAAAATATAAATATAAGGACACTATATAGTGTCCTTTTTTCTTGGATGCCAAATGGCTAATACATTTCAACACAAAAGATCCTCCGTTGTAGGTAAAATCCCTACATCTGCCAATTTAGCAGTAGGCGAAATTGCTATCAATTTTGCTGACAAGCTTATCTATACCAAAAATACAAATGGTAACGTAGTAATTATAGCCTACGGGACTTTAGAAAGCTATACCGGCAATATTATTCCTTCACAAAATGTAACGTTTTCCATTGGTAATTCTACACATCGCTTTTCAAATTTATTTCTAAGTGGGTCTACCATAGACATAGGTGGGGCTGCAATAAAATATGAAGAAGGCCTTTTCAAATTATTAGACTCAAATGGCAATCCTGCTAAAACACTAATATACACAGCCAACATAATAGAATCTGGAGACACTACTACTGGTAATGTGTATTTTACAAATTCAAGAGTTTATGCATCATTAACATCCGGCAATACTATTTCTTTCAATGCTGCTACAGGTAATATTACATTAACACCTTCCGGAGTAGTATCTTCTACGTACGGTTCCAATAGACAAATACCTACTTATGATGTAGATCAATTTGGTAGAATAACAAGAGCAGCCAATGTAGCATTAGGTGATATAATTTTAGGTACAGAAACATCTGGACCATATGTTGCTAATCTCATAGCAGGCACAGGTGTAACTTTATCCAATTTGGGCAATGAAGGAACGATTCCAACTATATCTATAGGTCAAGATGTAGCAACCACGTCTTCAGTTACTTTTGGTAATCTTACTGTTACTGGAAATCTAACGATTTCTGGAAATACTACTATTATTAATTCTGAAGAAATATATTTAGCAGATAACCAATTAGTACTTAATTCTAATCATTCTGGTGTTCCATCCCAAGATGCGGGTATTTCTATTAATAGAGGCACGTCTGCTAATGTAGATATAAAATGGAATGAAACCACTGATAGATGGTCTTTCACCAATGATGGTTCCACTTATTATGTTTTACCTACTAGCACAACAGATATAGCGGAAGGTACAAATCTATACTATACCAATGCTCGTGCCATATTAGCAGCCATTCCAGCCGTTACTCAATTAGTAGTTACTACACCCGTATTCAATTATAATATAGATCAATATTCTGGAGATAATCCGACAATATATGTTAATGCTGGGGAAACTATATCTTTTGACTTAAATCAAGGTGCAGCACATCCATTTGCTATAAGGGTTTCTAATGGTGGTTCTAATTACAATACTGGTCTTACTCATGTAGACGATAACGGCACAATTTCAACAGGATCCGGTGCTCAAGGCAAATATACTGGTGAATTATTTTGGAAAATACCGTACGAGTTAGCTGGTAACACATATGTTTATCAATGTACCAACCATTCTTCTATGGTTGGTAATATTGTTATACAAAAGTCTATAAGTTTATTATCCACTTCTGATGTTACTGAAGGAACAAATCTTTATTACACCAATGCTCGTGTCTATGCTAATATCTATCCTTTACTAACCACATCAAATGTCACTGAAGGTACTAATTTATACTATACCAATGCTCGTGTTTATGAAGCAGTTACAGGTAATCTGGCCCTTAAAGCAAATGTAACAGACCTAACATCAAGTAATGTAGCAGAAGGCACCAATCTTTATTACACCAATACAAGAGTATACGCTAATACATTATTGGCAATCAAAACGGGTAATGGTATAGTATATAGTAATACTACAGGGAACATTACACTATCTGCCACAGGAGTTAATCCTGCAACATATGGTGGATCTGCTAATATTCCCGTTGTTACAATTGATGCACATGGAAGAATAACTAGTGCGTCTAATGTGGCGGTTGCTGGGGTATCAAGTTTTACTTCTTCAGGTAATTCTTTCACTATAAGTACAGGTGCCGGTAGTAGTTTCATTGCCAATATTCAACCCAATTCTATCAGGCTCGGTACAGATACTACTGGCTCTTATGTTGCTAATCTAGTTTCTGGTACTGGTATAACTTTAAATGGTTTAGGTGACGAAAGTACTACACCTACTATATCAATAGGTCAAGATGTTTCAACTACAGCTGATGTAGTATTTTCTAACATTACTGCTACAGGTAATCTAACCGTATTGGGCAATGTTAACTTAAGTAATATTGTGGGAAATTTCACTAATACCACAATTACATCTGGAAGTTATATTTTTACGTTTGATAATGCTGGTAATATCACTATTCCCACAGCTTTAAATGCAAGTACTATTAATGCCACAAATTGGAACAATATTTACACTAATAATGTAATTGAAAGCACTAATCTATACTATACCAATGCTCGTGTTTATGCAGCAGTTACAGGTAATCTGGCATCTAAAGCTAATGTAGTAGATTTAACAACAAGTAATGTAGCAGAAGGTACAAATTTATACTATACCAATGCTAGATCATATGCTAATACGTTATTAGCTTTAAAAACAGGTAATGGTATAGTCTATAATAGTGTAACTGGTAATATTACTTTATCTGGAACTGGAGTAACACCTACTACTTATGGCGGTAACAACAGGACTATACCTAATTTTACAGTAGATAATTACGGTAGAATAACGTCAGCCGGAAATACAATATTAGATGATATAGTTTTGGGTACACAAACTGCCGGAGATTATGTACAAAACGTAATTCCTGGAACAGGTGTAATTATAACAGGTTCCCCTGGCGAATCAAGACAAGCAACAATATCCATTGGCCAAAATGTAGATGTCACTTCTAATGTAACTTTTGGTAGCATAGTTATAAATGGTGATTTAACGCCTGGCACCAATGTAATATATTCATTAGGTAATGCTACACATAGATTCGCTAATTTATTTTTAAGTGGAAATACTGTAGATTTAGGTGGATCATTTATAAAATTTAATAATGGAGCATTTGAATTTTTAGACCAAGGTGGAAACCCCGCACAAACTAGATTATACACTAGTAATATTATAGAAGGTGGGGATACCACTACAGGTAACGTTTATTTTTCTAATCTTAGAGTTTATTCTGCTATAGTAGGAAATCTAGCACTCAAAGCTAATGTAGTAGACTTGACAACAAGCAACGTAATAGAAGGTACCAACCTATATTATACCAATGCTCGTGTTTATGAAGCAGTTACAGGTAATCTGGCTCTTAAAGCAAATATAATAGACCTGATTACATCAAATATAACTGAGGGCACTAATCTTTATTACACCAACACTAGAGTCTATGAAGCAATAACCGGCAATCTAGCACTTAAAGCCAACGTAACAGACCTAACAACAAGTAATGTAGCAGAAGGTACTAATCTTTATTTTACTAATGCTAGATCCAGATTGGCTATTAGTGCTTCGGATAGCACAATAATTTATGATCCTGTTACTGGTAGTATATCAGCCAATGTTTCAGCTTTGGGAGCCAATGTATTAAGTGTTAATGGGCAAACAGGTATAGTATTGTTGACAACAACAAACGTATCTGAAGGCGCTAATCTATACTATACTAATACAAGAGTCTATGAAGCAATAACCGGCAATCTAGCACTTAAAGCTAATGTGACCGATTTGTCTACAAGTAATGTTACTGAGGGTACCAACCTATACTATACCAATGCTCGTGTTTATGAAGCAGTTACAGGTAATCTGGCACTTAAAGCAAATATAGTAGACCTAACATCAAGTAATGTAGCAGAAGGTACTAATTTATATTTTACTAATTCTCGTGTTTACGCGGCAGTTACAGGTAATCTGGCACTTAAAGCAAATGTAGTAGATTTAACTACATCAAATGTAACTGAGGGTACTAATCTTTATTACACCAATGCTCGTGTTTATGAAGCAGTTACAGGTAATTTAAATTTCAAAGCCAACATAACAGACCTAACATCAAGTAATGTAGCAGAAGGTACTAATTTATATTATACCAATGCTCGTGTTTATGAAGCAGTTACAGGTAATCTGGCACTTAAAGCAAATATAGTAGACCTAACATCAAGTAATGTAGCAGAAGGTACTAATTTATATTTTACTAATGCTAGAACATATTCTAACGTAATCACATTACTTTCCAACAATGTCACACTTGGTAATGTAGTTGTTACTGGTAATTTAACTATATCAGGAAATACTACAATAATTAATGCTGAGGAATTGTATCTAGCAGACAATCAGATAGTATTAAATTCTAATCATTCTGGTGTACCTACGCAAGATGCAGGGATTCTGTTAAATAGGGGGACAAGCGGTAACGTAGATATAAAATGGAACGAATCCACTGATAGATGGTCTTTCACCAATGATGGTTCCACTTATTATGTTTTACCTACTAGCACAACAGATATAGCGGAAGGTACAAATCTTTATTTTAGTAATGATAGGTCAAGATTAGCTATTTCAGTTGTTGGAAGCGGAAACTATGATAATTCTACTGGTATTATAACTATCACCGGGGGAGTTTCATCTGTAGGGGGCGCTACAGGAAACGTAAGTAATAATCAGTTGGCATTATCTATTTCTTCATCTGGATTATTAACTACTTCAAATGTATCAGAAGGTACTAATCTATACTATACCAATGCTCGTGTTTATGCAGCAGTTACGGGTAATTTAGCAACCAAAGCGAATGTAGTAGATTTAACTACTTCAAATGTATCAGAAGGTACTAATCTATACTATACCAATGCTCGTGTTTATGCAGCAGTTACGGGTAATTTAGCCCTTAAAGCTAATGTAACTGATCTTAAAACTAGTAATGTAATTGAAGATACCAATCTCTATTATACTGATTTAAGAGTATATGAAGCAGTTAAAGGTAATCTGGCACTTAAAGCTAATGTAGTAGATTTAACAACAAGTAATGTAACAGAAGGCACGAATTTATATTTTACAAATACTCGTGTATATTCAGCAATACTTGGTAATTTAGCTCTTAAAGCTAATGTAACCGATCTTAATACAAGCAATATTACAGAGGGCACCAATCTCTATTATACTGATTTAAGAGTATATGAAGCAGTTAAAGGTAATCTGGCACTTAAAGCTAATGTAGTAGATTTAACAACAAGTAATGTAACAGAAGGCACTAATCTTTACTATAGTAATGCAAGAACGTATGCCAATGTTATATCTATATTACCTTTCTATACCGGTAATATATCAGCAGCAAACCTATATGTAGGAAATTTAACTACAACTGGAAACATATCTGTTAGTAATATTATTGGCAATTTCACTAATACTATTATAGAAGCTGGATCATATTCTTTTACATTCAACGATTCTGGTAATGTTATTATACCCAATGCTATAATAGCTAATGTATTATATGCAAACTCTATTCAAAATATTACCACAAGTAATATTATTGAAGGTACAAACTTATATTATACTAATACCAGAGCATATGCTAATACATTATCAGCAATAAAGACAGGTAATGGTATAGTTTATAGTAACACGACAGGCAATATTACATTATCAGCTACAGGAGTTTTTCCAGAAAATTATGGTAATAATACCCATCATGTAGGATTGGTGATAGATAGTACAGGTAGAATTACTTCTGCTAATTCTATTCCTTTAGCTGCAGGACCACAGGGTAATCAAGGTGTCCAGGGCGCAGTTGGTGCACAGGGCAATCAAGGTGTCCAAGGTGCAACAGGTCCTCAAGGAAACCAAGGTGACCAAGGCGCAGTTGGTGCACAGGGTAATCAAGGTTTCCAAGGCGCAATAGGACCACAGGGTAATCAAGGTGTCCAAGGCGCAACAGGACCACAGGGTAATCAAGGTGCACAGGGTGCAGTTGGTGCACAGGGTGCAGTTGGTGCTCAAGGGGCACAGGGCGTCCAAGGCGCAACAGGTGTAGGTGTCCAAGGCGCTCAAGGTGTACAAGGTGCATCAGGGGCAGCTAGTGCTACCTTTAATGTATGCGGAACAAATAATATTGTAAGTTGCATAGGTGGAACAGGTTTTTACGGCACTAATAACTTTTTTGCTGGTTCATGTGCTGGCAATTGCAATACCACAGGCAGTCATAATAATTTCTTTGGTCGATATGTTGGTCGCGGCAATACCACTGGGAATCATAATAATTTCTTTGGTATGTTTGCTGGTTTAAACAATACCACTGGTAGTTATAATACTTTCATTGGTCAATATTCTGGTCGCTTTAATACCACTGGCTGTTATAATAATTTCATCGGTTCAAATGCTGGTTGCTGCAATACCACTGGTAGTTGTAATAATTTCCTTGGTCGTGATGCTGGTCGCTACAATACTACTGGCAGTAATAATAATTTCTTTGGTCGTAGTGCTGGTTGCTGCAATACCACTGGCACTCATAATAATTTCATTGGTTGTAGTGCTGGTCGCAGCAATACCGACGGCGGTTCTAATAATTTCTTTGGTCGCTATGCTGGTTTCTGCAATACCAATGGCTGTAATAATACTTTCATTGGTGCATTTGCTGGTTGCGCTAATACCACTGGCAATAACAATCTTTTCTTTGGTAATTCTGCTGGTTTCAGCAATATCAGTGGCAGTAATAATAATTTCTTTGGTGGAAATGCTGGTCGTAGTAATACCACTGGTAGTTATAATAATTTCTTTGGTAATTCTGCTGGTCGCTACAATACCGACGGCTGTTGTAATACTTTCATAGGTTTCTATGCTGGTTGCTGCAATACCACTGGGTGTAATAATAATTTCTTTGGTACATTTGCTGGTCGCTCCAATACTACTGGCAGTCATAATAATTTCTTTGGTAATTCTGCTGGTCGCTGCAATACCACTGGCGTACATAATAATTTCTTTGGTGTAGGTGCTGGTCTCAACAATACCAATGGTAGTTATAATACTTTCATTGGTTTATGTGCTGGTTGTAATAATACAGCATCACATAACATTTTTATCGGTCGATATGCAGGAAAAAGTACAACTAGTGGCGGATACAACAATTTCTTTGGTCAAAATGTTGGTCTAAATAATACCACTGGTTGTTATAATAATTTTATTGGTCGTGCAGCTGGTGGAAACAATACCACTGGCAGTAATAATAATTTCTTTGGTATGTATGCTGGTCGCAACAATACCACTGGCACTCATAATAATTTCATTGGTCGATATGCTGGTCGCAGCAATACCACTGGCACTCATAATAATTTCTTTGGTAACAATGCTGGTCGCAACAATACCACTGGGACCAATAATAATTTCTTTGGTTTAAATGCTGGTTGCTGCAATACCACTGGCAGTAACAATCTTTTCTTCGGTTGTTACTCTGGTGTTGGTGCAACAGGTTTGGCAAATATTACCACAGAATCAAATCGTATCATCATGGGCAATAGTAGTCATTCCTGTGCTCAAATTCAAATTGGTTGGACAACAGTTTCAGATATCCGTGATAAATGTGTATTTGGTCCTGTTCCGCATGGTAAAGATTTTTTAAGAAGAATTAACCCTATTGAATTTTCCTTCAAAAATCGCGATACTAATGTAATTACAGATATCAAGAAACGTTATGGTTTTAGTGCACAAGAAATTTTAGAAATTGAAGGAAATGATCCTGTAATTGTAAGTGATCAAGATAATAGTAAATTGCATGTAACTATTGATCATTTAATACCTATTATAGTTAATACGATTAAACAATTAGTAAATGAAGTTGATGAATTAAGAACAAAAATTATTGCGTTAGAAAATAGATAATCATTTATCATATATAAATATGTTATGTATGTAAAAATTTAAAGGAATTTTATGTCAACTACGTTAGAAATTTTGCAAACAATTAGAGCAGCTAGAGACAGTGTTTGGGTGATTCAAGATTCCTTAGCAAAACTGGCTGCAGGACAAACACTTACAGACATGATTCGCGGAAACATTGATAGAAATGTTGGACACCTTAAATTAGTCGTTGCAAACCCAGACGTTTCGGGATCGGGTGAGGACATATCCGATTTATACAATGCAATTAATCAAGGTGAAGCAGCATTAAACCAGTGATCACTTAGTTATATACATATATTAACTACCAATTCAACATTTATTAGAATTAGTTTGATCACATTACCTCCTTATAGTATTTACTTACAGTAACTGATTATGGAAAAAATTTATGATAAAAGTTTTGATAGCTACACCCAGCTTGAATCAAAAGGTAGATGCTTATTTTGTTCATAGTTTATGTGAATCAATATTATTAGGGTTAAAAAATAATATAGAGATAAAATGCGTATTCTTGGCTAATGAGAGTATTTTACCTATGGCTCGTAATGAGTTAATAGCTTTAGCGGTTAAAGATAATTACGATACTATTGTATTCATAGATGATGATGAATCCTGGGATCCTCAATATTTAATAGATATTATTCTTTCAAAAAAAGATGTGATTGCTTTACCTGTTGTCAATAAAGGTGATAAAAAAATTGAGTTCAATGTTTGGCTTAATGGGAAATTTATAGATGAAGAAGACGGTTTTATTAAGATAGATCGTTGTGGTTCGGGATTTTTAAAAATATCACGCAAAGCATTATTAGACTTGTGGGAATCAAACGTAGAATTATTATTTCGTGGTAAAAAACTTAAAAACATTTTTGAATATACCTATAGTAAAGGTTCTTTTGTAGGTGAAGATATTACATTATGTTTGAAATTGAAAGAATTGGGTTACGACATTTGGTTAAATCCACATCATACTGTCGATCATATAGGTAATAAAATGTATAAGGGAGACTTTAAAAAGGCAAACTCTTTATGATTGATATTATTATACCTACTATGTGGGTACCTGAAGAATTCCCTAATACAATTGATTCATACTGCAGTAATAATTTAATTAATACAATTATTATAATAGATAATAATAGATTAGCTCGTACGAATTCATCTATTCTAAAAAATAAAAAAATAAAAATTATTGATTATGGTAAAAATGTATATGTCAATAAAGCATGGAATGAAGGTGTTGGATTGGCAACCACTAAAATAATAGGAATTTTAAATGATGACATAAAGGTCGATAAAGAAATATTTGAAATGGTATTAAATTATGAAATACAACCGAAAGATTTAATGGGTGTTAATTTGATAGGTAGACAAAACAATTTTAAAATTGATGATTTTATAAACACTGAAGAAAAAATTTCTGTTTTAAACTATATAGATACAGAGCCAATAGGTGGGCAAGCTTGGGCGTTTGGTATTTGTATGTTTATGCAAAGATTATCATATACACCTATACCATCACTTTATCAGATTTGGTATGGTGATGATTATTTAGCACAACGAGCAAAACGAATACTCGTTATCAATTCTAATAAAATAAAGGGTAAAATTTCTGAAACATTGACAAAATTTAATGATAAAAATGACGACATAAACAAAAGAATGGTACTGGATTCCAAAAATCTACTTAATTTTGAACATTTTAAAAATGGAAAAAACTGGGATATACCCAACAACATAGTTAAACAATCTACAATAGATAGCAAACAATATAATGTTAAAGGTGCAGATATTTTACAAGAACAATACCTTTTAGCAAAAGATACACCTTCTGATATAAACGAAAATTTGTATATACTTTACGATTTAGCTAAAAAATGTGAAACAATAGTGGAAATGGGGGTACGATATGGTGTAAGTACTAGGGCATTTTTAAATACAAATGCTAAGCTAATTTCATATGATTTATATTTAGATAAAAATGTTCAAAAGCTTTTTGATGTTGCTAAAACTCTTGGAAAAGATGTAAAATATTTACAAAATGATGTACTAAAAATTTCCATAGATGAGGTGGATCTTTTATTCATTGATACCTACCATACATATAATCAATTAAAACAAGAATTAAAATTGCATGGAAATAAAGCACAAAAATTTATTGTTTTTCATGATACATTTACATATGGACTACGAGACGAAACGGGCAAAGGTATAGGTTTAATACCAGCAATTTTAGAATTTATAATAGATAATCCGCAGTGGAGAGTTAAACTACATAAAACTAATAATAATGGTTTAACAGTATTGGAAAAATTTTAAAGGTTTATTATGAAATATAGTATTTTTCATCTTCAAGGTGGTATAGGTAAACATATAGCTGCAACAGCAGTAGCTAAAACCATAAAAAATAATTATCCAGATAGAAAATTAATTATCGTATGTGCCTATCCGGATATTTTTATTAACTTATCTTTTGTAGATCGTGTATTTCTTTTGGGGAACACAAGTTACTTTTATCAAGAATATATTCAAGATAAGGATTCAATTATTTTTCATCATGAGCCATATTATACAACTAATCATATACACAAAAGAAAAAAATTAATTGAAAATTGGTGCGAAATGCACCAATTAAAATATAATAATGAAACTCCTGAAATTAAATTTAATAAACTACAATGGGATATTTCAAAGAAATTTTGGTCAAGAAAAAAACCTATTATGTTAATTCATACTAATGGGGGCATGATGACTGCTGATGCTAAACCTTATGCTTGGACAAGGGACATGCCCACAGATTTAGCACAGGAATTAGTAGATTATTATAAAAATGATTATCACATATATCAGGTTACAAAAATTAATTCAGAAAAATTAAATGGAGCTGAACATATTTTTGCTGCTCCAACACAAGCATTGAATTTGATGGAACTTTTTAGTATCATACTTCATAGTAAAAAAAGAATTTTAATTGATTCTTGTCTACAGCATGCTGCAGCAGCAATGAAGAGAAAATCTACAGTATTATGGAATGGTACAAGCCCTTCAGTTTTTGGTTACGATATACATGATAATATTTGTACTGATGTTCCTTATGATTTTAAACTTCCTGGAAGTTACTTATTTGATTTTGATTTTAATGGAAATGAAGTAGAATATCCTTTTACAGATACCACTAAAATATTTGATATAAATAAGATTATTGTTTCTGTTGATAATCAATAGGGTATAACTATTATGGATATGAAAAATATGATTAAAGAAATTATTCGTGAAGAAATGAATAAAAATACTAAAATATATCATTTTATGGCAGGGTTACCTAGATCAGGTAGTACTTTACTTTCAGCTATTTTAAATCAAAACCCAAATATTCATTCTGGTCCCAGTTCACCTGTCGTACCTACAATGTTAGCTATAGAAATCTCACTAAGTAATGATGAACTTTTTTTAGCGTATCCTAAACCAGAACAAGCAAGCAAAATTATTTCTAGTGTTCTTGATAATTTTTATTCTGATATTTCCGCGCCAGTAATCATAGATAAAAATAGAAGTTGGATAGATAAAATAAATTATATACGCGGATATTTTAACATACAAAAACCTAAAATTTTATATCCAGTTAGGGATATAAAAGAGATACTGGCTTCTTTTATATCTATGCATAAACGAAATTTATATAAAGGATCGGGTAAATTACCTTTTCCGGATGAATCTTTAGTTAAATCTAATTTGCCTCTTTCCGATGATGTTCGATGTGAATTTCTATGTGGTGACATGGGTATTATAGGGCAATCATATAATGGGTTAAAGAAATGTTTTTTAGAAGGAAATGATGATTGTGTTCATATTATAGAATATAATGATTTGATAATTGATCCTGAAACTACTATGAGAAAAATATACGATTATTTAGAAATGGATTATTATGAGCATGATTTCAATAACTTAGTGAATTTATATAGAGAAAATGATCTTCAAGTATATGGTCTTGAAGATATGCATGAAGTTAGAAAAAAATTAGAAAAAGTATCAACTACTCCTGAAGATATTTTACCTGAAAATGTTTTAGAAAAACTTAAAAATTTAGAATTTTGGAGAAAAAATGATATTATAGATTATGATAAAAACGTTGATTTTAATAATGAAATAGGTGAGGATGTTAATAGCGAAGTTCAAGAATCATTTATAGGATATAAAAATTTACATTGAATTTAATTGAAAAATTTTGAATACTAAGAAATTTTAACATCAAATACGAGGTATTATGGAAAAAATTTTAATTATGGGGCTACCTGGTTCCGGAAAAACATATTTTGCTAATCTTTTAAAAAAATTTTTAGAAACTTATGGGTACAGAGATTTATCCTCAATTGGAGATGTTCCTTATCCAAAGATGAATGCAAGAGTAGATTGGTTTAATGGTGATGATGTAAGAAGAAAATTTAATGATTGGGATTTTTCTAAGGAAGGAAGAATACGACAAAGTATTAGAATGTTTGAATTTGCTCTAACTTCTAATTGTGAATATGTAATATGCGATTTTGTAGCTCCTATGCCAGAAATGCGAAATAATTTTAAAGCAGATTGGACTATCTGGATGGATACCATAGACTCAGGTAGATTTGACGATACTAATAAATTATTCGTAGCACCAGATATGTATGATTTTAGAATTACAGAGCAAAATGCCGAGCATTGGGCTCCTATTGTAGGTAAAATGATTCTTGATAATCAAAGACGTCCTGTGTTTGATTGGAAAAAAGAAACAGTACAGATGCTGGGGCGCTGGCAACCCTGGCATGCGGGACATAGAGCTTTGTTTGAAAGAGCATTGGCAAAAACTGGACAGGTTTGTATAATGATACGAGATTGCCAAGGATGGAATAATTCTAACCCATTTGAATTGAAAAAAGTGAAAGATTTTATTAAAAGAGATTTAGATCCGCTTTATCAAGGGCAGTATGAGATAGTTATAGTTCCCAATATAGTTAATATTACTTATGGAAGAGATGTGGGATATACAATAGAACAAGAAGTATTTGATGAAAAAATACATTCTATATCAGCTACTAAAATAAGAAAACAAATGGGTCTAAAGTAATAAATATTTCTATCCGGAGGAAGAATGTTACAAGTTACAGACAAAGCGTATGACCAAATTAAGATGGTACAAATTGAAGAAAACGATTCGTCACCTTTAAGAATTTTTGTACAAGGTGGAGGTTGTTCAGGTTTTTCTTACGGATTTACTTTTGATGAGAATCAAGCCGAAGATGACTTTATCTTTGAGAAAGAAGGTGTTAAAATATTAATAGATGCTATGTCGATGTCATATCTTGAGGGAGCAGAAATAGATTACAAAAAAGATTTAACTTCTGCACAGTTTGTAATAAAAAATCCTAACGCAACTAATACGTGTGGTTGCGGATCATCTTTTTCAGTTTAAATGGCATATTCAACACAAGTATTAGATCATTATGAAAATCCTCGCAATGTGGGATCTTTCGCTAAAGAATTAAAGCGTATTGGGACAGGTATGGTGGGTGCCCCGGCATGTGGTGATGTGATGAAACTACAAATACAGGTTAACGAAGAAGGTATAATTACTGACGCTAAGTTTAAGACGTATGGATGTGGTTCAGCTATTGCAAGTAGCTCGTTAGTAACAGAATGGGTCAAAGGAAAAACACTTGATCAAGCAGGTGAAATTAAAAATGTACAAATTGCAGAAGAACTCGCGTTACCTCCAGTAAAGATCCATTGCTCAATTTTAGCAGAAGATGCAATTAAGGCAGCTATAAAAGATTTTAAGGAGAAGCATAATGTCATTTGACTTCGATTTTACTGAGCATAAACTACAAAAATTAATTCCTCGAGTAAAAAATATAAGCGAATGGTACGAAGCTGTGTGCGATGCTCTTCCTCAATATCATATTAGTGATGTTGCTAGAGTTGCTGCATTTATTGCTCAGTGTGCACATGAGTCTGCAGGATTTACTGCACTATCAGAAAATTTAAATTATTCTGCTGATGGATTAAGAAAAATATTTCCAAAATATTTTCCTACTGCGGAAATGGCACAAGCATATCATCGTCAACCTGAAAAGATAGCTAATAGAGTCTATTCTAATAGAATGGGCAATGGAGATGAGTCAAGCGGTGAAGGGTATAAATTTAGAGGCAGAGGATTAATTCAACTTACCGGTAAATCTAATTATTCCAGATGTTCTCAGTTCTTATTTGAGGATGATACTTTAATAAGAATGCCAGATGTTTTAGTTCAACCCTATTATGCCTTGCATTCTGCCTGTTGGTTTTGGTATGCAAATAAATTAAATGAGCAGGCAGATGCTCAAGATATTAAAACTTTAACTAAGAAAATTAATGGTGGATTTATAGGATTAGAAGATCGTATTAAACATTATAATCACGCTTTAGAAGTATTACAAGAATAATATGCTATTTAATCATGTTACGGTGCCTAATCTAGATTTAAAACAAGTCACAGAAGAATCGGGTAAAAGATTTTATCTAACACCCGAGGGCAACAAATACCCTTCTGTGACAACTATGCTTTCTTATTTTAGCAGGCAAGCTATAAATGAATGGAGAAATAAAATAGGGCACGAGGAAGCAAATAAAATATCCAGGGCAGCATCTACAAGAGGTACTAAAATACATTCCATAGTAGAAAAATATCTAGCAAATCAAGATATGGAAATTGAAAATCCTGTCCATCTGGAGATGTTTAAATCTGTTCTGCCTTATTTAAACCATATAGATAATATTCATTTACAAGAAAAATATTTGTATTCCGACCATTTAAGATTAGCTGGTACAGTAGATTGTATTGCTGAATACAAGGGTAAAATGAACGTGATAGATTTTAAAACTTCATCTAAACCTAAAAGAGAAGATTGGATAGAAGGATATTTTGTACAAGCAACAGCATATGCCATTATGTTTGAAGAAAGATACAAGATTCCTGTTCCAAGAATTACTATTTTAATCGCTGTAGAAAATGATTATCCTCAGATTTTTCATAAGAAAAGAGACGATTTTGCTGGCAAATTACTAAAGATGCGCGACGATTACGAAAGATCAACTAAAGACTAGACTTTATAGTCTTATTCTTATATAATATGTCTATGCGAAGATACCCTCCCCTAAAAACATTTAAGCTAAAAAGGAAAAAACAAATGCTGACTGTTGGTGATAATCTAGAACCGTTTAATATCGTTGGTGTAAAGCCCGGTGCTCTTACACCCGAAGGTGCCTTTGAGGACCTAACGGAACAATCTTTCCCTGGTAAGTGGAAAGTGATTATGTTCTATCCAAAATCATTTACGTTCGTATGCCCTACAGAAATCGTAGGATATGATAAATTAAATGGTGATTTTAAAGATCGCGATACAATCTTATTAATGGGTTGTACAGATAATGAATATTGTTTATTAGCCTGGAAAAATCATCACGAAGATTTAAAGAAAACTAATTCATGGATGTTTGCAGATTTAATTAAACAATCGCAAGATTATAATAACGATCGCTATGTCGAGAATGGTTTGGCTGCTACGTTAGGTATTTTGGATAAAGTAAATGGTGTACCTTTAAGAGCTACCTTCATTGTTGATCCAAATAATGTTATACAACACATAACGGTTAATAACTTAAATGTTGGTAGAAGCCCAGAGGAGACACTTCGTATTCTTGATGCATGTCAAACTGGAGAATTGTGCGCCTGTTCTAGGGAGATAGGTGAGGAAACACTATAACCCGTTGGGCAGACATAAATAAATAATTTAAACAGGAAAAATATATGTCTGCCCAAACACCGTATACTTATTATGTTTATCACAAACCAACTGGATTGAAGTATTATGGTTCCAAATATGCTAAAAATAGTAATCCAAGTTTATTTTGGAAAAAAGATGGATACTTTACTTCTTCAGTTAAAATTCATAAATTAATCCAAGAATATGGGACTGATTCTTTTTTTGCCTCTGTAAGAAAAAAATTTAAAACACCGCAAGAAGCTTTAGATTATGAATATAGATTTTTGAAAAAAGTTAATGCTTTAAAAAAATCAGATTGGCTTAATAAGAATATGGGTGGTAAAAAGTTTAGCAATTATGGACCAGCGAGCGAAAAAGCTCTTTTATCGCAAAAAAATAAAAAACAAACTAAAGAGAGTAACATTAAAAGATCATTAACTTTGAAAAATAGAAAAAAATCTGAAGAAACTAAATTATTAATGTCTTTGGGCCAATTAAGTAGACCCAAAGAACAAGAAGAAATTCGTAGAAATAAAATACGAAGTAAGGCAATAGGTAGATTACATAGTGATATTACTAAGCAAAAACTTTCTATATTAGTTGCCAATACTAAATGGATCAATGATGGCGTGTATCATAAAAAGGTTAATAAAGAGGATTTAAATAGTTATTTGAATTTGGGTTGGAAACAAGGAAGAATTTTAGAAAAAGTAATTTGCCCTCATTGCAATATATCCGGGGCAAAACACAATTTAGTTAGATATCATTTTGATAGATGTAAAAATAAGGATGATGAATGAGTTGGGTTGATAATTTAAAAGAAACTATTCCAGATTATGCCAAGGATACAAGACTTAATCTGGATGCAGTAATTAAGCGTAGCAGCATTCCAGCCAATGAGGCTGAAGCCATTGCTGTTGCAGCAGCATTTGCCACCGGTAACGTTAAATTTTGGACTTGGTTACATAGTGTGATTTTAGAACGTAATGAAGCAGATGCTGCACTTACGGCAGGAAGTATAATGTCAATGACAAATACTTGGTACCCCTATGTCGAAATGGCGGAAGATGATAACTTAAAAGGTCTTCCAGCGCAGTTAAGAATGAATGCTATTGCTAGTCATGGCGGTACTACTAAGGCGAGGTTTGAAGCATACAGTCTAGCCGCTAGTATTGTGGGTAAGTGTCATTTTTGCGTCAAAGCTCATTACGAGACTTTGAAAAAAGAAGGCTATACTACAGAACAGTTACGAGACATTGGCCGTATCGCTGCTGTAATTACTGCAGTATCTAGAGTCTTGAATAACTAATATATATTCATATAGTTGTATGAAGCAAGCAGAAACGTGCTGCGGACGGCGGTTCGATTCCGCCCAGGTCCACCAAAAAATAATTCGAGGAGTCAGTTATGGAGTCAGTTATGGAGTCAGTTAAAAAATTTATAGATGAACAATTAAACAAGGTTGATATTGATAAACAACGAGAGTTGATTATAAAACAGTCTTGCGAAATTGAGCAACAAACTGAAAGAATCTTAAAGTTATTTTCTGAGGGGCCTGATTCTGGTTTCGACGGGGCAAATAGTAAGTAAGTGGACAACTCGTAAGGCGAAGGACGTAATCCTAGCAAACTAAATAGACGCAAACAACGACTATTTCTATCAGGATCTTAAGCTAGTCGCTTAAACCTGACGGGGTTTTGGCAGTTCACCTTGTTACCAAACGAACTGCCTCACACACAAGGAGATTCAATGAAAAAGACAATTTTAGCATTAGCTTTAGCAACAGCTGCGGCAACTTCTCAAGCTGCTAATTATGTAAGTTTCGATGTAGATCAAGTTAAGGATACTCGCAACAAAGCAGAAAGTACTGCACAGTATTTCCGTGCCGGTAAAGATATGGCTGGACTTAATTTGGATCTTCAGGTTCGAACAGCAGTTTTTGATAAAGGCGGAATGCTTAATAGTGTCGAAGTTACTGCAGGTAAAAACATTGCCGGTCTTAATGCATTCGGCGGTGTAGGTTATGACAATGGTTTTAATGGTAAAGTCAACGGTGATTTTACTTATGGCTTAGTCGGTCTCAAAGCAGGAGTTCCTATTGGTCCTCTATTCGCTTTTACTGGTGTTAAGACTCGAGTAAATTGGGACACTGATAATCCAAAGCAGACTGTTACTTGGTTAGGCGCCAGTATGCCTCTCAACAAAGCAGTTAGTGTTAGCGCCAGCATGAGTCGTTCTTTACAGGACATTCAAGAAAAAGCAGTTGGTGTTGGGCTACGTGTAGCCTATTAAAATTAAGGTTCGGTGGAACCTTTAAATCCACCATTTTTCACACACAAACACAAGGAGTAGTAAATGAGTAATATGTCACCGTTTGAAATTAGGTTAGAGCTTCTTAAAATGGCTCAGACCATGCTTGAGCAAGATTATTATGGTAAACGTGAATCTATTTCCAATGACTGGACTACTAAAGTAGAAAATGCCCGTCACGCTGGAACACAACCACCAGATCATCCTGGATATCCTCATTATCCAACAGAAGCTGAAATCATTAATAAAGCTCAGATTCTTAATGGTTTTGTATCACAACTTCCTCTCACCTTAGAAAAATCTTCTAAGAAATAATTTATGGGGGCTCTGCCCCCTTAGGAATTTTAATGGACAAGTTACTAAAGATTTTCTTAGTATGCTTTGCTGCTGTTATATTAGGTAATTTTTTCTATAAGTTTGTAGAATATAAACTTGAATCATTAAAAAATAATACTAAAGTACAAACTAAATATACTACAATGGCAGAAAGAGAAAAACAACTAGAATGCTTGGCATATAATATTTACTATGAGGCAGCTAAAGAATCGTTTGAGGGTAAAGTAGCAGTTGCACAAGTTACATTAAATAGAGCAGCATCGGGATTATTTCCAAGTGACGTTTGTAAAGTAGTATATCAAAAAAATGTTTTTATGGAAAAAGTAGTATGTCAATTCAGTTGGTATTGTGAAGCAGTAACAAGAAAAAGACCATTACACCAAGAAGCATTAAATGAATGTTATGGTGTAGCTAAAAAGGTTTTGCTTGAAGGTTTTAGATTAGATGTGCTTGAAGAGGCAATGTATTATCATGCAAACTATGTCAACCCTAAATGGAACAAACAAAAAATTGCTACCATAGGTAACCATATTTTTTACAAATGATATGAGAATTTTATCTTATAATATTACCCATGATAGTTCTGTTTGTGTACTTAATAATGGTGAAATTGAATTTTTTGGAAAAGAAGAAAGATTTTCTAAAATTAAAAGAGATTCAAATCCTATAAAAAGTTTAATAGCGTATTTTGAAAACTATCCAAATCAAGATATAGATTATAGTTTATTTCTTACACCGTCTTTAGATGATATAAATGAATCTAGCCGCACTATTTTTGAAACTATTATTAAAAAGTATAGGCGAGTAAAAACTTACGAGACATTTTGTGAAAATTCTCATCATGATTTGCACGCTTGGTTAGCTTACGTAAATAGTAAATTTGATAAATCTTTAGTTTTTGTGGTGGATAGAAACGGGGCATGTTTGTATACATCCAAAAATAGTTTTTTAGCAAGAGAAGCTGAGAGTATATTTTTATTTGACCAAAAAAATAAATGTAAACCTGTTTATAAGAACTATTGGTGTTCTTCTAAAGTAGATCCTTATGAGATTAAACATTTTTTAACTAGTAATTTTCAAGATTGTGATATTAAGGCAAACTCTTCGTTTAGTATAGTTAAAGTATATGAAGCTGCTACAACATTAATAGGACAACATCCACTTGAAAATGGAAAAACTATGGGATTATCCTCCTATGGAAAAAAAATTGACCATTCTTATTTCGATTTAGATGGTAATATCCAAAATAGTTTTTTCATTCATAACAAAGATAATTTAGAATCAGTGGTATTCAAAAATTATTGGAAAAAAATTACAAAAGAAATAACTAAAGATAATTTTCAGTTTTATGCAGATAGAGCTCTAGAAGTACAAACTCAGACTCAACAACAAGTTCTTAATCTAATAGAAAAATATACTAACCTATATCAAGTTTATAACGTTTGTATTGTTGGTGGGTATGGATTAAATGTTGTTGCTAATAATTTCTATATAAAAAATTTACCCAAAATTAATTTTTATTTCGAGCCAGTAGCAGATGACACTGGTATTACTATTGGTGCTTGCTATAAAAAGTATTTTGAGGTAACCTCAACTTTGCCTGTTCCAGTTAAAGATACCTTTTTTCATTTTTATAATGAGAAAGAGAAGTTAAGAAACAATATTGGTAAAAAAGTAAAAATTAAAGATTTAGTTGATTTATTAGTGAATCAAAAAAGCCTAGGTATTTTTAACGGTGCACCCGAAGCTGGTCCAAGAGCACTAGGGCATAGATCAATTCTATTTGATCCTAGAGAATATGAAGCCAGAAATATTGTAAATAATATAAAAAAACGAGAATGGTACAGACCTTTTGCCGGTGTGATACTTAGATCAGAATTTAAAAAATACTTTTTTACTGAGGGGCTAAACGATTCCCCACATATGACAATTAATTTCACATCAAACGAAGAAGGAAAAAATCTATTTCCTGCTGTCATTCATGTTGATGGGTCTTGTAGAATACAAACTATTGATAAGGAAGATGGATTTTTATATAATTTATTACTGGCATTTTATAATGTAACGGGATGCCCGGTTCTATTAAACACAAGTTTAAATTTAGCAGGCAGACCTTTAATTCAAACTAAACAAGATGCAATTCAATTACTAAATAATAGTAAATTAGATTACATTTATTTTGATGATGAGAAAGTTTTATTAAATGCGTAAAAGTTTAGATGATTATATAGTAATTTTCAAGGATATAATTCCAAAAAATCATTTACTTTTTTTAAGTGATTATGTAGAAAATATTGAGTATAATAAACATGCATATTATAATAATTTTTCTGGGAAAATGAAAACTAATTCCTACGATTTGGAAATTTCTAAAAATGCTGATATAGAAGATAAATCTGGATTACGTAGTTTTATTTTAACAGCAATAGATGATTACTTAAAGTTTTTAAGGTTGCCTTATTTTAGAGCAGTAAAAACTATTACTACTGTTAGAATAAATAGATATTTAGAAAATACTAGTATGGACTTACATTGTGATCATATTTATTCTATGTTCGACGGAAAGGTAAAGGGTGTGCCTGTATTAAGTGTTCTGGGCGCTTTAAATAATAATTACGAAGGTGGTGAATTAGTGTTTTTTGAAAATACAAAAATTGAACTTAGGGCAGGTGATATCATGGTATTTCCCTCAAGTTTTCTTTTTCCGCATAGAGTAGAACCGGTTAGGCAAGGGGTTAGATATTCTTTTGTATCTTGGGCTGCTTAATGAAAACTTATATTATAAGATTGAAAGAAAATAATTTTTCTTGTAATTTAGCTGAAGAAACTATGGTTTCATGCAATAATTTAAATATCAATGCTAAATTTTTTGATGGCATACGAATTACAGATATAAAAGATTTATCTAGATTTTACTTAAAAGTTAATAATAATCAAAAACATATTACACTAGGAACTATTGGTTGTTTTTTAAGTCATTGGAGTTTATGGAAAAAATGTAGTGAAGATTTAGAATCATATTTAATTCTCGAACACGATGCCTTAGTGTTGAAAGATCCTAAAATAATTGATATGGATATAAAAGAAGTATGTCATTTAGATGCCTTTATACCATTTAATTCTAACTTGCCTTCAGATAGTGAAGAACATTTTTTAAAGTATAATCAGAATGTAAAAATAGAAAAAAATGGAGTATCTGAGTATCCTATTAATAGTTTTTATCCCAAAGACAAGTTAACCGAAACTATAGGTACTTTTAGTTTTAGAGGAGCATATGGATACATTCTTAAACCAAAGGGAGCTAAAAAACTAATAGAATTTTGTAATCAATTTGGTGTTATGCCTGCGGATAGAGCTATTTGTGATAAGATATTATATCTTCAAAGGACAAATTCTACATATGTAAGATTAAATCCTTTTTTCAAATCTCTTAAAATACAAAGAGATTATTCAACCAGAACATAAGGTTTCAAATGAACAATTTAGTACAAAAAATTAAAGATATAAATTTATTTAATGTGCAAAAGATTGTAGAATATTTTAGAACTCATGTAACAGCTGCTACTGCAGAAACTATTACTTGGGTTGCAATAATTTTAATTCATGCATCTATTGTTCCCACAATGATTGCTTTGATGGCGGGATTGTCTGACAAAACTCCTCCTATTGATCTGGTATTGTTTATTTGGGGAGGATTATCTTTATTGTTTATTCGTGCAGCAATTTTAAAGGATATGCTTAACGTGATTACTATTGGTTGTGGATTTTTAGCACACGCAATTATGCTAGCTTTGGTGCTATTTAAATGATTGAAGAATTTAATAAGTTAACCGATGGCATTATAATAACTAAAAGATTTAGATCGGCAAATGAATTTTCTCTGCACATAGAAGAAAAAGTAGCCAAAGAAAAAATCGGTTATATGGATGCTATCATAGATTATTGTAATAATATTGACATTGATGTTTCTTCAGTTGCCTCATTGGTGAATCAATCTTTAAAGGATAAAATTCAGATTGAGGCGGAAGAAGCAAATTTACTAAAACGAAGGGGTAAATTACCTATATGATCGTAATGGATGCATTTGAAGTTTATAAGTATTACTTGGCATTAAAGTTACATTTTACAACAGACAAATATGATGTTATTGAACAGAAGGGGAAAGTTAGAGCAACCAGACAAGCTTTTGCTAAAAGAAAAGATTTGTATGCAATAAATAAAGTAGCAAAAACTTATACAGACGAAGAAGTAGCTAATTTTCTTATTGCTAATTTCGTTTCTGGAGATCGGTGGGGCGGAGTATTTGATACAGAAGCAAAAGAGACCTATATTCTTTGGAAGAAAAGAGTAGAAAGTTTGTCATATAATTTCACGCAAGATTTAGATAAACTTTTAGAGGAATTGGAAGAGAGCAAAAAGCAGTTTGGTGATCTTTTCAATTGTGCAAAAGGCGAACATCCATATATAATTAAGGCATATTTGAGAAAAAGCATAACAATAGAAACACTAGTAATACTGGACAAATTATATGGGTTGGTTAACAAATTCGATACAGAAATTAGTGACACTATTGTTTGGCCCGATATATCAAGACTAATTAAAAAGTATAGACCGTTCCTTGTAATAGATAAGGATAAATTTAATGAAATTATTAGAAGACGATTTGGATATGACGGCGCAGAGACTAACCAACATTGAAACAGAATTAATTCGAATAAACGAGCAAATTAATGCTATGGTAGATAGTCTCAATACTCAAATTGAATCAATAAAAGAAACACAAAGGTATTTAATAAAGCTAGCTAGAAATCAGCAGGAATTAACCAAAAGAATTTCAGCATGGCCATACATTGTGGTTAATAATAGAGACGAGGAAGTTTAAAATCATATGGGTGACACAAAACGGTTTGACGATTATGATCGCGAAAAAAGATTACATAAGATCAAATCTTCCAAAAATAAACTAGACAAGCATCGAAAATTAATATATAATGTAGTATCATCGAGAAAAGATGATGCAGAATTTGATGAGTTTCTTGAGTATGATACTTATACAAAAATCAAACGACGCTAAAATTTTATACAACGCAAATACGGAGTAATACAAATGGCATTTACATCTCTATCCGATCTTCGCAAATCTCGTGGTGGTTTTGATACACTAATGAAAGAGGTTGAGAAGATTTCTAATCCCCAATCTGAAGCAAAAGGCGATGATCGCTTTTGGGTTCCTGCGGTAGACAAGGCAGGTAACGGATATGCAGTTATTCGTTTTCTTGCACCTCCTAAAGGTGAAGAACTTCCCTGGGTTCGTATTTGGTCTCATGGTTTCCAAGGTCCATCAGGTAAATGGTACATTGAAAATTCATTGACCACTATTGGTCAGACTGACCCTGTTTCTGAGCTTAATACTAAACTATGGAATAGTGGTAGTGAAGCAGATAAAGAAACAGCTCGTAAGCAAAAGCGTAAATTAAATTACATTACAAATATTCTTGTTATTAAGGATGCCGCTAATCCTGAGAATGAAGGAAAAGTTTTCTTATTCAGATTTGGTAAGAAAATTTTTGACAAGATTAAAGATGTTTCTCAACCACAATTCGAAGATGAGAAACCAATTAACCCATTTGACTTCTGGGAAGGAGCAAACTTCAAACTTAAGATTCGTAATGTTGAGGGTTATCGTAATTATGATAAATCTGAGTTTGATTCTCCTAGCCCAGTAGCAGATAACGATGATCGTATCGAGGCAATCTGGAGTAAGCAATATTCACTTACAGAATTCCTTGATCCCAAGCACTTCAAGACTTATGATTTCTTGAAGCAAAAATTAGAAACAGTATTGTCGGGTACTACAGCACCAGCTGCTCGTAGAGCCGAAGAAGTAGAACTAGATGAACCGATGGCACCTGCTCCAAAAGCGCAGGTTGTATCTAAACCTGCAGCAAAGGCGCCACCTAAAGAAGTAGATTTTGATGACGACGAAGAATCGTTATCTTATTTTGCCAAATTGGCAAACGATGACTGATAGCTAGTCCAAGCTGTATGCGAGTATCCGTCTGACTAATTCAGATCATGAATCGCTAAGGATGACGACCTATTATTTTAAACTTTAAAAGGAAACTTTTATGAAAACTTTAATTGCACTTTTCGCAGCACTTGGTCTTATTACTGGAGTTTTTGCAGCTGATGCTAAGAAAGAGGAGCCAAAGAAGGACGCTCCTAAAGCAGAAGCAAAGAAAGAAGAACCTGTTAAGCCAAAGGTAAAGCCTGTTGGTAAAGACGGTAAGCCAGTAGAAGAAAAGAAAGAGGAGCCAAAGAAGGACGCTCCTAAAGCCGATCCTGCTAAGAAGTAATTTAGTAGTCAACAAAAAAGGGAGCCTAGCTCCCTTTTTTTATGCAAACGCTGATACCCTATCCACATATCTTTCTAATGCTGAACTCATCGTTCCTCTTGGTTGAGCTTTAATAGGAGACAGTGTTTGAGTATTATTAGTTTGTACTGTATTAGAAACTATTGGTGGCGCTAGTGTGGGAGCAGATGATTGACGTTTTAAATCTTCATTATCTCTACTCATTTCAGACATGGGTGTTGCTATATCTTTTTTCTCTGCAGGTGTTATTTTATTAACAAGCTCTTGCTTTTGTTTACTATATTGTGCTTCGATTGCGGGCGGATATTGTTTACCCATATCTTTAGCCATACCAATTACTGCCATTTGTTTTTCAGATAATGGTTGTCCTTCTATATATGCTTCGCCTGCTATTCTTATTCCCTTTTCTTCAATTTTACCAGGAGTAGGTGTCTCATCTTTTTTACCTATTCCAAAAAATGAGCCAATAGCATTTCCTGCTTTTTGAATACCTTGAGCAGCAGTTTTTTCGCTTAATAATCCGAAAGTTGCGCCGGAAGCTATACCACCTAAGGTTGATGATATTTTTTGTCCTGTTGTAGCTTTTTCACCTTCTTTGAGATCAAAATTCTGTTCTGTGTTTTGAAATCCCTCGAAACCACTGTAAGCAGCTCCAGCTATTGCTGCCGCTGGTCCTAATACTTTTGCAGCTTTGCCAGCCATACCCAAAAATTTACTTACTTTTCCCCCTGCTTTATCTGGGGCTTTGCCATTACCTGCTATATCTCCAATAGCATCTAATCCAGATTTAGCAACATCAAGTGCTCCTACTCCTCCACCCCCTTCCCCACCGCTCTGAGATTTCAATTCTTCGGGATTTATAACTTTAACTAATATACCATCATTTAACATAGCCTTTTTAATACTAGCTATATCTTCAACAAGCTTTGTTGAAATTGTTCCAGAAGACGAAGGTTGCTCTATTTTCTTAGATGTGTCTAATATAGAAGGCGTTGGATTAGTTTTTTGCTTGGGTCCCTCAAGCATTAATGGAGCTATAGATTTGGGTGCTTCTAGTATAGGAGTTTTAGATTGTACAGGCGTAACATCTATTACATCATCATATTTTTTCTTAGGCGCTTCTAGTAAAGGAGTTTTAAGTTCAATCTTAGGTGCTTCTAATACCAATGGTTTAGATGAGTTTACTTCAGGGGCATTTAATAAGGGAGATTCTGGGAAAAGTTGTTTTCTTTCTCCCTTACCAACATAATTGGCTATTGGTCCCTTATTCTCTAACATAGGTGTTTTAGATTGCAAAGCAGGTGTTTTTGATACTGGTACATTAGAATATACCTGTTGCATTTCTCCCCTACCTACAAATTTAGGTATAGGAGCTTTTTCCTCTAAAGCTAAGTTTTTAGGTTCAATTTCTTTTTCAAGTGCCGTAATGTTTGTTTTGCCCTTAACACTTGATTTTATTTTTTTCCCAAAGAAAAATTCTTTATATTCCTCAATTCTTTTACCAAAGCCTGTAAAAAAATCTGTTATACTTCCGAAAGATTTCACGAATTCCTCATCGTCTTTATCTTTAGAATATTTTTTAGATTTACCTAAACCTTTAGTAATCGCTGTGAGTTGAATTTTATCTATTAAATCTTTGAGAATAGCATTATTATCTTTTAGTACGTCGAGTATTTTCTCGTCAACCTTGACAATATCATCAGTTTCTCTTTTGAAAACTCGACGTAGTTCTAAGAACTCAACATTCTGTAGTGTTTGTTGAGAAATTGCCATTTATTATACTGGTCTTCTAACTATTGGTCTAATTGATGCACCGTCACTAGGAGCGGATTCCGCCATTGGTTGTGACAATGGCATATTTGATCCCGAATCAGCATAACTTACAGGCATAGGTCTCGGCGCCATATTCTGTTGTGCCGGAATAGCTGCACCAGTAACTGGTGTTGTACCAGGTGTAAATTTGGGCGGCTCTGAGCTTAGAGTTGGGGTTGCTACTCCGCCTGCTGCTCCTGCAATCTTTTCCTGAGTACGACCAAATGCACTAACACCCAATACTGCACCCATGGCTACGTGAAATAAACCACCGCCTTGCAGCGTTATGGGCACCCATTGTCTAAACGCATCATTGGCTGCTTGAGTTTCCCAGAACTGCACAATAGTAAACATAATGGGAAATATAGCAAAATCAGCAAGGCAGCAAATCATGTACATTATAGCCATCATTGGACGCCATTTCTTAGTCATCCAATCTTCTTTATTCTCGTTTCCGGGAATCAGCTTAGAATCTTCTTCTTTAGTTTCTTCCACTTTAGGTTCCTCTTTCTTTTTAGTTCCAAATTGAAATCCCATATCAGTTCCTTTAACTAAATTCTCTATTCTTATTTTGCATTCTTATTTTTTCGTTTTCTTCATGGATGTATTGAATCAATAATGCTATATAAGTTTCTCTTTCCCAGGGCAACATATTTTCCAATTCTGATAATGAATATTTGTGATGATGCATCAAAGCAAAATTCATTTTGAAATAATTTAGTAAATCATCTTGAGAAAGATTTAAACGAAAAAACTTTGAAGGCCCTCCAATTTTACTACGTTATGTTTGCCGCACTTATCACAATCTGCTTCAATGGTTTGTTCTAATCTAGGCATAGTTAGAAAAAACTCTTCTACTTGCTCAAATTGTTTTCTAGTAAAATCATTTACAAACTCTAAAACCTCATCTTCTGTTTGTTCTGAAGAATCCCAGTAATTTTTCTTATCATAAATACCCTTAATACATTTTATAACTAGTTTAACTATATCATCTTGGTCATTGTTTTCATACGCTTTAATAACTTCCTCATACGTAGGATATCGCATCTCTATACCAATAGTGTCAGTTAACTGTATTTTGCTATTATGTTTTTCATTTTTTACTACTTTAGCATCATATAAATTGGCAGTATGTTCTATTTTATTACCGCAATCACAGTTTATAATTAAGTCTAAAGTTTCACCTATGGATTTTGCTCTAAGTTGAATAAAGATATACTCTATATCAAAATTAGTTAAATCTGTCGTCTTCAATTGTTCAAAGGTACAAACGTTAACTAAATCTTTGATTACTCTAAATATTTCTATTTCATTAGCATCTTTCAAAGTTAAAAGAATTTTGTGTTCTTTAACTAGAAAAGGTCTGTACTTAACAGTTTTTCCTGTAGAAGGAAGTTTTAATTCATAGGTTGGTGTGTTTAGTTTAGGTAAAGCCATACTATATCCTTATCATGCTGATATTGGTAAATCACTACCTGGTGTATCTTCCAAATTACCAGTAGTTGGATTAAATTGTCGTCTCGCTGTTTTTTCCGGTAAACTTTCTTCAGGTCTTTTAATAAATGATTTTGAATCAGGGGGAGGGATGAACGGCATAGTTCTTTGAACAGTAGCTACTGTTTCGTTATCCATAACTGCTGTCCAATATCTGTAAGCAAACATAACAGTTAATCTATGTGTTTGATTTTGCGTTGCATTATTCAATGCCATTATATTAATAGATCTAGGAAAAGCTTCCTTCAGAACACATCTATAAGTAACGTTATCTGTTTCATCTAATTGATAAATTGTAATGTCTTGAGCATACTCATCTTGATATGCAACCAAAAAAGTATCCTGTTCAACAATAGAATAACACCATTCCTCAAAAAATCTTTTTATAATCATTTCTCTATCAACATGAAAAGTCATAGATATACCTTCACCGCCGAATTCGGCGGATACTGGTCTTTGAAATGATGGTCCGAATATTTTATAGTTTTTAGTGTTTACTATTAAAGGTGGAAAATTGGTTTCTTCGCAGTATAAACTCACCACTCTACCAAACTGCCTGTAAAATGAATTTAAACCTAAAGGTACGGGTATTTCTACTTCGAACCGATTTGGTCTTGCTAAACCATAACCCAAAACTTCGCTTCTAAATTCATTTAAACTAAATGTTGCCATTAGTATTTTGCCTTTGAATCTTCCCAAACTTTGGTTTTATTTGCGCCCACAAATTTGTCTACGGGTAACAAAGCAGCAGTTACCCAATTAGTTATAGGTACTTCAAAAAATCTAGATTCCACGTGATCTGCTAAATAATGTTTTACACAAGCTTTAACTGGAGCCAGTCTAGAAGATCTAGTTAAAATTCTCCATGATATTTGTAGTTTTGTAGTCTCATTCATTTTGTCATTATTTAGATATTCCGAAAGATATCCTAACAATTTAAATCTTGCCAAGTACGGCAAATAATGTAAATTTAAGCCATAGAAACCATTTGGTATTTTTCTAAAAGGTAATACCAGGGGAAAGGTATCATAATACGGTAATTTATTTTTATGTTTTGGATCATAAAAGAATAAATACATTTTACCAGGAATCACTCTGTTTACTAGATATTCTCTTTCTCTCATAATGTTTGTGCCGCTCAAAGTACCAAGTTTTCTTACTTGGGCTTGATACCATTGAACAGACATATCGACATTTTTTGGGTCGACAGATATGGAAGTAAAGGAGGTAGCCATAGTATTATTTATTGTAGGTTTGAATTCCTAAATCTTTCTCAGTAAGTATCATGAATTTCATCTTGCGATCTTCGCAATATTCGAATGCTGCCTTCCATTTGGCTTCATTTACCCCATATTGGAACACCTCATCTATAAACTGTTTGGTTTTGCGTTTAGGTATAGAAGGAGGTTTGGTGAATTTTTCTGGTTTGATTTCTATTAGATATTTTTGAATTTTACCAGTTTTATCTAATACTTTAATAAAAAAATCCACGAAATATCTGTGTACTTTTTTATCAATAGGAGAAATATATGGAATAATAATTGTTTCTGAACCCCATTCTAAAATTGCGAGGTTGCCATCGCACCATTTCATAAATTTGAGTTCCCAAAGAGACCTATAGATAACATTATTGATTTCTCCCCTATATTTACTGGGGTTTATTACTCTATATCGACCTTTGTACGTATTTTTATACATAGTTTTGGAATAAATAATTTATCAACTATTTATAGGCAAAAAATGTCAGATTTAGCTACACAAAGATTAGACGACAGCCCTGTTTGGAATATTGATGTACAAGGTGTTAGCGACGAACAACAGTTTTTATCTGACGTAGGTAATACTGTTACTACATCCAGTAGATCTAAATTTGATATTAATGTTATACGATTTCCCGAAACTTTGGGCACGGATCCTGGTTTACAACATTATGTCTCTTTTTCTATAAACGTAAGAGGTAAATCCAAATATTCTTTAGATGCTGATAGATTATTTTCTATTACTAGAAATAATGCAGCTCAATTAACAGCAGATGAACTGGCTAATGCGACGGAAGGATTGGCTAAAGTAGGAGGAGCAGTACTAGGTGCTAGTTTGGGAAGTATGGCATCAAAAAAATTAGCAGATGCTTTACCCAAAAGTGGTAGTAAAAATACAGCAAATACTAATGTAGGTCGTACAGCTGCAGATAAAACGATACAAATTGGAGCAGGTGTATTGGGGGCAGCAGCCGGAGCTAAATTAGGTGAAACTGCAGCAGAAATTATTAATTCAACCGCTTTATTGAAACCTGATGTATCTTATAGAATATCGGACGTAATAGCATTACATTTAGAGGAAAAACCTTCAGTAAAATATGCTGCAAATTATTCAAATAAAGATTTAGGAACACTAGCAGGTGTTCTTGGACAAACAGGGGGTGGCGATTTAACCGATACTCTTAAGAGCGCAGCAAACATGGGAGGGGAAATAGCATCTGCTGCTATTTTAGGATTAGCAAAACTACCATCTATGTTTGGCGGCACAGATGTAAAATCTGTGATAGGAGCCGGAGCCAAAGTTGCACTAAATCCATTTAGAGAAGTATTATTTGAAGCAATAGATTTTAGAACATTTAGTTTTAAATACAGGCTAATGCCCAAAAGTGAAAAAGAATCAAAAGACATATACAATATTATAAGATTATTTAAATTCCATATGCATCCCGAATTATCTAAAAATCGTTTATTTTTTATATATCCTGCAGAATTTCAAATAACTTATTTTTTTAGAAATCAACAAAACAAATATTTTCATAATTTTGCCCCGTGTGTTTTAACTGATCTTCAGGTAGATTATGGAGGAGAACAATTTTCCTCATTTAGAGACGGAGCACCGACTGAAATAAATTTATCTCTTACATTTAGAGAAACAGAAATTCTTACCAAAGATAAAATATTGGATGGATTCTAATGTATTTCGAAAAATTTCCTTATGATGTTTATTCTTTAGATGATTTATCATCTGTTCAACTTGTAAAAGATATTTTACGCAGAATAACTATTACAGATGAAGTCAAAAATAATACAAGTATATTTGATCAATATGATATTAAAGAGGGTGAGACCCCTGAAAGATTAGCGGATAAATTTTATGGTGATTCTAACTATCATTGGGTAATTTTACATCTTAATGAAATAGTTGATCCTAGATTCGATTGGCCATTATCAACTTACCAATTAGAACAATATGTGGGCTCTAAATATGGAATAGCTAATGTTCAAGCAACTCATCATTGGGAAGATGGTAATGGAAATTGGGTTAACAACACTTATCCTTCAGCAACAGCAATTTCTAATTTCACGTATGAGGATAAATTAAATGAAGATAAAAGAAGAATTAAAATTTTAAAACCAAGGTTTTTAGCTTCTGTAGAAACAGAATTTGATAATAAGATTAAACAATGAGATCTGAGGATGTCCTGCAAAAAGCAGGTGAAGTTATAATAGAATCTATGAAATTACTTAGTGTTAATAATACATTAACTGATCTTGATGAATTTTTAATTGAATTAAATTTGTATGAGGATATATTTACCAATTTTATGCGAGGTGAAATATCTTTGTCTGATAGTAGAAATCTAATTCAAAGTTTGCCTATAATTGGTGAAGAATACTTATTACTTAGATTTAGAACACCAACTTTTCCTAACGCTATAGAAAAAACCTTTAGAGTAGTTCAAATTACTGATAGAAAAATTGTAAGAGATAATAATACGCAAACTTTTGTATTACATTTTGTTTCTCAAGAATTAATAGCTGACGTTTTGCTTCCATTGTATAAAAGTTTTGAAGGAAGTATTGATGATGTTGTTATAGATATTTTTACTGATAATCTAATGATGAATAGGGAATTTGAAACTAATAGTGATGAATCTATTCTCAAGGAAATAGAAATAGTTACCCCGTTAAAAGTAATTACAGAAACAGAAAATAAAGTAAAATTTGTAAGTCCAGGTTGGTCTCCCTTTAAGTGTATTAATTGGTTGGCATCTAAAGCAATACCTAAAGAAGGTAAAGCATGCAATTTTTTATTTTTCGAATCTAATAAAGCTTTTTATTTTGGTAGTATAGAATCAATTTTTGATTTTACAAATAAAAACAAAAGTTTTTTAGGAACCTATACTATATCAGCATCTAATATCAAAGAAATAGGCAACAATACTTTAAACAGAGAATTTTTTATCACAGAAAGTGTTGATATGGTAGCCACTACTGACCACATTAAAAATTATACCAATGGATATTTGGCAAATAGATTAATAACATTAGATGTTTTTAATAAAGTATATGAATTAGTAGATTATGATCATACAACAGAATACTTTAATTATAAGCATACCTCAGGTGAAAATGCTATTCCAATTTTTGCAAAAGACAGTTTAAGAAATCCTGCATCTAGTGTGCATTTTTATCCTATTAATCCTAAACTATACAATAATTTTACTGGTAATATTAACGAAAAAATTAAACAAATCTACGGAAATAGAAAATCCTCAATGCTTGAATTAACTAATTTAAAGTTAAATATTAATGTGCCGGGTAGAACAGATGTAGAAGTTGGTTCAATGTTAAGATTTAGTTATCCTGAACTCGGTCCACAAGACAACCCAAATACTAAAAATGAGGATATTCAGTATTCTGGGTACTATATTGTTACGGCTATCAGACATAAAATTACTAAAACTGATACTATAGAACATAGAATGATTATGGAAATTACTAAGGATTCACTTGTAGTGGGTGGTGACGTATGAATATTTTTAATAAAGATGGATTTATATGGTGGATAGGTGTTGTAGAAGATAGAATGGATCCTGAAAAATCTGGCCGTGTACGAGTAAGAATATATGGATATCATACCGACGATAAATTATTATTACCTACTAAAGATTTACCTTGGGCATTACCTATAACTCCCATTACATCTGCGTCTATTTCAGGTATAGGTTCAACACCCTTAGGCCCAATTGAGGGTACTTGGGTAATTGGTTTTTTCCTCGACGGCGCTGATATGCAGCAACCTGCTATTTTTGGAACGATAGCTACTAAAGCTGCGCCAAAAGTATTTGTTCAAACTGAAGAAAAACCTGTAGTGGTAAACACGAATGATGGCATATTGAAAGATAGTCAAGGGCAACCCGTAGTAGATAGTAGTGGGCAACCAATAAGAGCAGGAGTGCCAGCAGTGGAAGGTTGGGAATTAGGGCAAACTTCAGAAAAATATGAAACTGGAGGAAAAGGTCCAGGCACTATAAACAACTATGCTAACACTGGAGATTTTGGAGGAGCGTCATATGGTACTTATCAGTTTGCTTCCTATTTACCCGAAACATTACCAAATGGTAAAGCCAGACCTAATTCCAAAAAATCGCCTTTAAAAGATTATTTAGCAGCATCTAGATATGGAGAAAAATTTACAGGAATGGAACCAGCTACATCTTCATTTGATAATATGTGGAAATCGTTGGCTGCATCCAATCCTATAGAATTTAAAAAAGATCAACACGATTTTATACAAACTAAATACTACGATGTAATGTTAGCTAGCCTTAAAAGAAAAGGCTTGGATTTGTCTAAGTTTGGCCCGGGGGTGCAAGATCTAGTATGGTCAACTGCAGTTCAACTAGGACCTAATAGAACAAGTGTTTTTACTACACCTTTAGAAGGTAAAAGCGAATTGACCGATAAAGATATAATTGAACTTGTATCTAATTTTAAAATTAACAGCGTAGATACATTTTTTAAATCAAGCTCAGATAATATAAAAACTAGCGTTAAAACAAGATGGCAAAATGAAAAAACAGATTTGCTTAAACTGGTACAAGCATGAGTGATTCTATTACTAAATTAGTAGGAGGTAGATTAGCTTCATCTTTAGGTAAAGCATTTGCTAGTCAAAATAATTTACCTATCAATAATACAGTGTTGAATACTATTATACCCAGTATTTCCACTAACATTGCTAAAGAAACTACAGGTATAGTTAATAAAGAAGCAAATTATCAGCTAAACGAAATTCCTAAAAATTTAGTAGGTATTAATAATCCGGTAAATATAGTTTCTGGAAATATTCCTACATCTGCTTTGACCAATACTTTAAGAGATAATTTAGATGGCAAAGTTTATTCTGACGTAAATAATTCTATTTTACGAAAAGTAAACGAAGTGCTTAGTTTAAATTTACCTGGTGGTAGTAATAATCCTAGTTTTGAAAGTTTAAAAAATAATATTTTAAATTCTGTTCAAAATGATGTCGACAGAATAGTTAATTTAGCTTTAGGTAATTTTACAAATGGTGTTTTTAGTACTGGTATAACAATTCCGCCCATAGTGCCAGGTATAGATAATTTATTTAATTCTGGTGATTCAAGTATCGGATTGCAAAGATATGATGATCAATATAACTCAGCATTAGTAGGTAAAGCGTTAACAGAATCTCAACGTTTTAATCCTGTAAATTCAGAAAATATTGCTAAATTGGAAGTAACTAGAACAGGTTTTTCTGATCCAACTGCAACCTACCCAACTGAGGAATATAAAAACAGACCCGATACAAATAAACTAGCTACGGGCGACGTAAACGGAACAGTAGTTCAAAAGAAAAATGAAGAACGGATGATTGGGGCCAAATTACCAGGCAATTCTTCTTGGTCACAGCCCGAATCCCCCTTTAAAGGTGAGTATCCATACAATAAAGTTACACAAACAGAGCAAGGTCACATTATTGAAATAGATGATACGCCAGGTGCAGAAAGATTACACATATATCATAAATCTGGAACATTTGTTGAAATAGATTCCAACGGCTCTTTGGTAAAACGAACCAAAGGTTCCAATTATGAAATAATAGATAGAAACGGATATATTTCAATAGCAGGTAAAGCTGATATTTCTATAAATGGAGCATGTAATATTTTTGTGGGAAATGATGCAAATATAGAAGTTGAGGGTGATACTAATATTACATGTCATAATGATATTACTGCACAAGCAGGCGGTGCTTTTAGATTATCTGCAGTTGAAAGTTTTAGTATTAGAAGTGCTAATGTATTCATAGAAGCAGACAATGAATTAAATGTTTTATCTGGGAATGTTACCAAATTATCGTCTAATGTGATACATGGTAATGCTATATCTAATATGTTTATCTCCTCTAAAGATTATTATGGTAAATATAACAACAATTATTACATTGAAGTTTTGAATGATTCCCACCTTAAAGTTGCAGGCGACCAATATATTTCATCAGATAATTTTTATAATAAACAATCTGCTTCTTTTTATGTAGAAACAGGTAATGATTTACATCTTAATGTAACGGGTAATTTTAATGCAGATACAGGTGGTATTTTTGATTTTGCAAATGGTTCCGCAGACACATCGAAAAATGCTTTGGAATCTTTAAGAGCAACAACTGCTTTAAATTCATATGCAGGATTAATGATAGGTAGAAAAGATATAAATTACATAGATATAGCTGATCCGTTGTTTCTTACAACAGCAGATTTGTATGTATTGTCCGCAGAAGAACCAAATGATTCTGAAACAGAGGTAAATATAACTAGAAAGAACGCATCTACTGCAGGAATAGTTTCTAAGGAAAAATTTGAAGAAATACCTGTACCTTTAGTATCAGATAAACCAAAAAGTGATAACAGTATTTTCATAACACCTGGCGCAGAACTTAAAAGTATTTCAGAGGCACCAGATAACTTTAATTTGTCTCCCAATTTTACGTTGGGTATGCTTTCTAGTAAAGCCGCAGTGACAAAAAATAAACTTACAGCCCAGGCAGGAAGAACATACGGAGAATTACTATTTAATCTAAGCGCAATAGCTTTGAATATATGTGAGCCTGTTCTTAAATTATATCCTAACATGTACGTTACTTCGGCTTTTAGATTATCTGGTAATTCTTCATCCACATCGCAACATCCATTGGGGCAAGCAGTTGATATTCAATTCAAAGGAGTAAGTAAAAAAGAATATTATGAGATTGCTAAAATTTTAGCAACTAAGTTGAACTACGATCAATTACTGTTAGAATATGCAGCAACTACTAATAATCCCTGGATACATATATCTTTGGATGTTGCAAAAAATAATAGAATTCAAGTGATGACTTTTAATGATCATAAAAAATATGCCGATGGTTTGAGTCAATTGGCATAACCGATAAATAATAAAATGCCTGGAATTTCAAGAGTAGGTCTAGATACCGCCGGAGGCTTAATAGTTGGTGTTCTGCAAACTAAAGTTAAAGTAGAAAATAGATATGTAGCCTTAATAGGTGCAGCAATTCAAAGCCATGGTAGTGGATCGCATGGCAGTGCTATAATGATCGGAGGATCTTCTAAGGTTTTTATACAAGGTATAGGTGTTTGCCGACAAGGTGATAGTGCGTCGTGTGGACACTTTGCTACGGGTTCATCAAAAGTTTTTGCTGGATAAAATGGCAACGATACAAAGAAATACTAGAGAATTTACAGATTTTAGTTTAATTTTTAATGCACATCCCTCTACTTTAGATGTGGTAAAAAAATCAGATGCTGACGCTATTAAACAATCATTAAAAAATTTATTATTAACTAAACATTATGAACGACCATTTCATCCCGAAATAGGATGCCAAATTCATAGTCTATTGTTTGAAAATTGGGATCCAATTGTTGAAAGAACAATGCAACAAACTATTTTAGACTTGGTAAATAAATTTGAACCAAGGGTTAAGATATTAGATATACGAATAAATCCTTTACCTGACGACAACGGATTAAATATTACTTTGGAATTTAAAATAATTAATACTGACAGACCTGTGACATTCACAACAGCTTTAACTAGAGTACGATAATGGCTAACCTTAGAATAGCAGAGCTTGATTTTGGCACTATAAAATCTAATCTTAAAACTTTTCTAAAAGCACAGAACGAATTTTCGGATTATGATTTTGAGGGATCGGGATTATCTACTTTAATTGATTTATTGTCCTATAATACTCATTATAATGCATATCTGGCAAACATGTTAGTAAATGAAATGTTTTTGGATAGTGCAGTAAAAAGGACGTCAGCTGTATCGATTGCAAAACATTTGGGTTATACTCCTAGATCTGTACGAGGAGCTAGAGCAACTATAACTGTTCAAGTAAATAGCCCAACAGGATCTCCATCCAATGTTACAATGGATAGATATACGCCGTTTACTACTACAGTTAACGGTACAAGTTTTACTTTTTTAAATACTGTTCCATATACTGTTACTCCATCTGGCGGCAATTATATTTTCACAGATATTGAGATAGTTGAGGGTCAAAACTTTGAATACAAATACACAGTAGCATCGCCAGGTCCTTCAGAAAAATTTGAAATACCTTCCGAAAACGTTGATACATCTACACTTAGAGTTTTAGTACAAAATTCATCTGCTGACACTATACAAACTGTGTATTCGTTATACAATGAATTATCAGCAGTCGAATCAGATTCTTTAGTGTATTATATTGAAGAAAATGCTAACGGTAGATATCAAATTTATTTTGGTGATGATGTTTTAGGGAAAAAACTTATAGCAGGAAATATAGTAATTATTCAATATTTGGTTTCCAGTGGTTCAGATTGTAATGTATCTAGCTTGTTGCCTCAAACCTTCTCTCTATCCGGAACTATAGATGGTAATAGTAATGTCACTATAACTGTAGGAAGCAATTCTACAGGTGGGGCTCCCAAAGAAACTATATCAGAAATAAAATTTAACGCGCCTAGGCAATATTTAAGTCAAAACAGAGCAGTGACATCTGATGATTATAAAACTATAATACAAACTAATTATCCTTTAGCACAATCAATAGCAGTTTGGGGAGGGGAAGACAATGTGCCTCCTATATATGGTAAGGTTTTGATTTCACTTAAACCTTATGCGGGTTATGTAATAAGTAATTTGACAAAAGAATCCATAAAAAATGATATTCTTGCATCTAAAAAAGCTATAGGTATACAAATAGATTTTGTGGAACCTCAATACTTTTATGTTAATTTAAATGTAACAGTAAATTACAATAGTAGAAATACTACATTATCTAATTCACAAATTAAAACTTTAGCTACTAATGCTATAACTAATTATTTCGCAAACAATCTTGAAAAATTTGATGCTGATTTTTATCTTTCTAAGCTATCGAAAGCTATAGATGATTCAAGTTCTGCTATAGTTGGCAGTCTTATAACTTTATCTTTACAGAAAAGAATTGAACCTACTCTTAATGTAAATAATTCTTTTTTAAGTAGTGATTCTATTAGATTTTTTCATAAAATTAAACCATATGGTATTTCTTCCACACGATTTAATATAATAGTTGGGACAGAAACAACTGCAGTTACAATAACTGATACACCGAACGATACCCCTATTAATGACAACGGTTTAGGTACTTTAATTTTAAAAAATGTATTGACGGGTTCTACTGTAAGCACAAATATAGGATCAATAAATTATGCTACAGGTGAAATTACTATTACGTCTTTGTTGCCAATAGGTTATCCTTCAGGTCAAACAGATATAAGAATTAATGCCAGATTGCAAGAAGCTTCTTACAATCTAGTTGCCAATAGAGAACAAATTATAGTTTTAGACGATAGTACTTTAGATCCTCTTGCTAGCAGACAATCTGGTTTAACTGTAACTGCCTTAGATATAGCATTGTAATGCCAACAACAAGAATAAAAGAAAAATTATCCACACTGGTATCAACTCAATTACCAGAACACATAACCTCAGACTATCCTACCTTTAGATTATTTTTAGAAAAATATTATGAATTTTTAGAACAAGATCAAAATGCCCAAGAATTACTTCAGAATGCTAGATCATATGCCGATATTGATAGAACTATAGATTCCTTTGTTGATTATTTTATTGATTTGTATGCAAAAGGTATACCTAAAACTATATTATATGACAAAAGAGCATTTGTAAAACATGCCAGTGATCTGTATAAGCATAAAGGTACAGAAGATGCTTTTAGAATTTTATTTAGAATCTTGTTTAATGAAGAGATTGATTTTTTCTACCCAAATCAAGTTATATTAAAACCGTCAGATGGCAAATGGAATAAAGATTACGTTCTAAGAGCTAGTGCTATTACCGGCAGTCCTTTTGATTTATCCGGAACACAAATCTCAGGCAATTTATCAAATGCTACAGCATTGGTGGAATCAGTTTTAAGTTTTGCTTCTGGGTCTGATACAATCTATGAAATTTATCTTAATTCTGATAGTGTTATTGGTAATTTTATAGGCGGCGAAAATATTATTGGAAGAAAACTTACCAATATTAGCACCCTAGCCAGTTCTGTTATAACAGCAAATTTATATCCTATTGTATCAAAAATTGATATTGTAGATGGTGGTTTAGGATATGTTTTAAATCAATCTATTTCTATTGATAGTGCAAACGGCACCGGTGCTTCAGGTGTTGTAACAAGTGTTACTGATGCAGGCGCAATCAGAGAAATACAATTATCAAGTTATGGCTACAAATATGATACAAAACCTAACGTAACGATTTCATCGCCTACTGCTACAGTAATTGGAACATATAAAATTGTCTCTAATGTGGCAACTATAAGATTATCAAATAATCATAGTTTATTAGTAGGAAGTAATGCCAATGTTACTTTTACTGCAAACACTTTAAGTGACTTAAATGGTTCCACTAAGACTTTAACAATATCATCTGTACCTAATTTAAAAACTGTAGTTATTTCTAATATAGCTCCTTTTAGAACCGGTGTAATAACTGCACAAAATGCTAATACTAGTGGAAATGTTACTTTATCATATACCACTAATAAATTTCTGACGGGAAGATTTACTATATCAGATAATTTAGTAAGAACCACATTGGGTATAGAACACGGTTTAAAAACTAATGACAACGTAAACGTTATTTTCAATAAAACAGATGTTGATTCATATACTGCAGATTTTAAATTAAAAAATTATAATAATGTTACTGTTGGATTTTCTGAAACACATAATTTTGTGGTCAATGATAAAATAAATGTTACATTTGATTCTAACTATACTAATTCAACAATAGGCACATATGTATTAAAAACATTACCAGGAGCGTCATCAAATACTGCTAATTTATATTTTAATACTGCCCCTCATTCGTTTTTGACAGGACAAAATGTAAATGTAAAATTTGGTTTAACAATAACTAATGCAGTATCAGGTACATTCTTAACTATTGCCAATGTAGGTATAGCATATCTTAATACCCCACATTCGTTTAAAGTTAACGATTCTATTAATGTAAGTTTTACTAGCGCATTGTTGACTGATGATATAGATAAGACATTAATAAAGGGTAATGCAAATATAACACTAGGTAGTAATGCATTGGTCGGTAATGATACTACATTTTTATCTAATTTAACCGTAGGTAATGCTATAACTGTTAATTTGGGTAATTTGTATTATGTAGCTAACATAGCAAGTAATACATTAGTTTACTTAAGCTACAAAGCTAAATCAAGTGAAACATTTGCAAATGTTTATTTGGCTACTAGTAATCTTAATAGTAATTCCACTATTACTGCAGTAACACTTGTACCCAACAGTAAAAGAATATTTTTTAGTATTGCTGATAAACCAAATACTTCAGGTGATATAGTTATATCTAATAATTTTACTAATAACTTAGTAAATACTTTTATGACCGCTGTAGTTGTAGGAAACGGATATCCCATCTACAACTACATAGATGTAGCTTTACCGTCTGGATTTGCTAATGCTAATAGTAGAGGTGTTGTAACTGTAACTAATCAAGACGTAAGTAATATTATAGGAAATACTGCTTCACAGGTCACCGTTTTAGCAATCCCAAATAAAAAATCTATTGTTTTTGAATCTAATATATCATCGAATATAGTAGCGTCCAATGGAACAGTTATAGTTAATAGTGATTTGCCTGGGGATATAGAAGATTTTTCTAATGTTTTTTCTATTTTATCTGCCCCAAATTTAAGAACAATAACGTTTGCATCATCTAATGCTAATACTAGAGGTAATGTAACAGTTTTTTATAGTAAAGCAGCAAATCTACAAGCAAATATAGGAGCTTTAGGAATAGGACCAGGCAGTTGGTTAGACGACTCTGGTAGATTAGATGAATCATTCAAGATACAAGGTAGAATAGGCACAGATGAAAGGGTATATTATCAACCGTTTTCGTATGTTATAAAATCATCTCAACCACTTTCCGCTTGGAGAGAAGCAGTTAAAAAGTTATTACATCCTGCAGGATTTGAGGTTTTTGGTGAGGTCGTATTAACCACAACTATTAACGAAGTTCAAAATGTGACTGCTCAAGCCAAATTTTTCCCAATAAAAATTGTTGGTAATGTTGATTCTAGTTCTACAACAGTATTAGCGGATACCTTAGAATATACCGCAGACAATCTAACTTAACTATATAAATAATTTGATAACAGAATAAAAAAATGCCAGCAATAATTACTCAAAATCTAAGATTTCATAATTCTGAGCAGTTTTATGAAGCGTTTACTGAACCAGCTAACACTTTGATTTATGTGTTCATAGCTAAATCTAGCCCATGGAACGATAATCTTGATACTGTTGGGGTAGTCGCTAATAGAGTCGATAGTCCAGAATTGACCTATAAGTTATATGATGAAATGATAGCAATGAAACGTGTCTTATCTACGGATGTAGAATATGTTGTACCTCGATACGATTGGGTATCTGGTACTGTTTATAATTATTATGATCATACGTCTAATACTCTTTTTAATAATGAAATTACAACTAGAGTAGGAATAGCAGGGGCAGTACAACAAACTCTACAGCCTTTTTATGTTTTAGATACAACTACATTTAATGTTTATAAGTGTTTAGCTAATAGTAAGGGAGCACCATCTACTGTAAGACCTGCAGGTTCCTCCGCTAATGTCATTACTATGGGTGACGGATATCAATGGAAGTATATGTACAATATTCCTGCAGGTAAAAGAAGTAGATTTTTGAATAGTGATTTTATGTATGTTACAGATAATAATTATTCTGCTAATATAGATGGTGCGTTGGATATAGTTGTAGTTACTAATACTGGATCAGGGTATACAAGTGCGCCCAATGTTACTATTTCTGGGGATGGAGTTGGAGCTACAGCCAATGTAACCTTATCGGGAAATACTGTAGCTAATGTCAATATAGTATCCAGAGGTAGCGGATATAGATATGCAAATGTTTCTTTTTCTGGAGGTGGTGGTTCCAATGCCTCAGCTAGAGTAATTATTGGGCCGAAAGGTGGGCATGCCGCGAATGCAAGATTAGAATTAGGTGGATTCTTTTTAATTCTAGCCCCACAATTAATAAATGAGGAAAGTGGAATTTTTCCTGTTGATAATGACTTTAGAGTGCTAGGATTAATAAAGGATCCGCTTGAATATGGTACTATTACTGTAGCGTCGGGTAGTACTTATTCTTTGAGAAAAAATTTATATCTAGCTAATGTAACAGGCGCATTTTCTTTGGATGAATTTTTAGCAGGTAGTAATTCAAAAGCAAATGCTATAGTTACATCAATCTCCGCAGATGCAGGAAATGCCAAAGCTAATGTGAAATATTATCAAGCATCTGGTGCTACCGCCAACGCAAATTCTTTTTCGGTTGGGGATACGGTAACAGGGTTAAGTTCAGGTGCCGCTGGCAATTTATTGTCAATAACAAATGAAGATATTGAACCAGATTCGGGTCAAATTTTATATGTAGATTCTTTTAGACCTATACAAAGAGCTATAGATCAAACAGAAAGTTTACAATTAGTAATAGAATTTTAAAGGTAACTCATGTACGTTAGTAGCCAAAGTCCTTTTTACGACGATTTTAATGAATCCAAAAAGTTTTATAGAATCTTATTTCGTCCGGGTAGAGCAGTTCAAGCTAGAGAACTGACACAATTACAATCTATTTTACAAAAACAGATTGAAAGATTTGGCTCTCATATCTTTAAAGAGGGATCAATTGTTATACCTGGTTCCCAATTTTATGAAACTAATTATAACTACGTAAAATTGCAGGCAACGTATAATTCTATCGATGCTGATAATGTTATAGATGATTTGGTGGGAGAAATAATTGTAGGTCAAACTAACAACGTACGAGCAAGGGTAGTTAAAGTAATTACGTCCGAAGGTATTGATCCTCCCACACTTTATGTAAAATATTTAAATTCAGGAACCAATGGTACTACTTATTTGTTTGAAGATAATGAAATTTTACAACAAGATACCGTTGGATCACCTATAAATGTTAGAGCTATTTCTGCAAATGCTACAGGTATAGGGTCTGCTTTTAGTATTAAAAGCGGTGTAATATTTGTAAAAGGTATATTTGCATATTTTGAAGACTCAACGTTGGTAGTTAGCAAATACTCAAAACAAACTTCAGATAAAAGAATAGGATTTTTGATTACTGAGGAAGTAATAGACGACCAAGATGATTCATCGTTACTTGATCCGGCAGTCGGAACAGCAAATTATTTTGCTCCAGGCGCAGAAAGATATAAATTAGATCTAACACTTGAAGCCAGAGGTATTTCTTTTGATTCCGCTGTTGATGATACTAACTTTATAGAATTGCTAAGATTACAAAATAATGAAATAGTTTTTCAAAAGCCTAAGGTTGAATATAATATTTTAGCTGACGAACTAGCTAGAAGAACATATGATGAGTCTGGAGATTATTCCGTAATTCCGCATAAAATAGATTTACTAGAACATCTTAGAACATCTAATAATAGATTAGACGGATACTTGACAGTTAGTCAAGGAGGCGATGATAGTAAGTATGTAGTAAAAGTCATGCCAGGAAAATCCTATATCAAAGGATATGAAATAGAAACTTTAACCAACAAATATATTGTTGGTAATAAAGCTAGAAATTTTGCTAACGTAAATTCTGGAACCGTATCTGTTGAAGTGGGAAATTATGTAAATATTACCGATGTGCATAGTTTGCCGGACGTATTGACTTTAAGTAAAGTAAATTTATATAATAAATTTGTGACAGGCAAAGGGGCGACCCCATCAAACGCAGTTCTTGTGGGTAATGCAAGAGTAAGGGCCTTTGAATATTCTTCGGGTACCGTGGCCAATAGTACAACCGGGGTTTATTCTTTGTATCTTTTTGATGTTAGTATGGTTACTGGGTATAAATTTGAAAATGATGTAAAATCTTTTTATTATGATAATTCAGGTTTTGAGGATTTTACAGCAAATATTGTTCCTACACGTGTATCTATAACAGGTTCTGCTACAACAACTAATAGTAGTAATGTTATAACAGGTTCAGGTACTCTTTTTAATTCGGAATTGGTTGCCAACGCTTATGTTAGTATAGGAAATCAATTATTTCAAGTTGCAAGTATAAGTAATAATATTTCATTTTTTGCTACAACTAATGCTAATTCTAGTGTAACAGGCGAAACAATCTATATCAATAAAGCAACTATAAATTCCAATGATAAACAAAGTTATGTATTCGAAACACCATATAAGTACATAAAAACTATTGATCCTGATGAAACAGAAACAACTTATACTGCAAGAAGAATAGTTGATACTAACTTATCGAGCGGTAATATTACTCTAACTGCTAGAACTAATGAGACATTCTCACCATATTCTGTAGATAATTATAAAATTTTAATTAAACAGTACGGTAGATATGAGGATTTAACAGGTAAAGTTACAAGAGGTGGAACTCCTACAGGTAGAACTTTAACTATTCAATTAGGTGCTAATACAAATATTACAACAGATGCAGTGAGAATTTTTGCTACAGTTAATAAAACTAATTCTGCTGCATTGGAAAAGAATAAAACTTTACAAACTAATTCTACAATAGATTATACAGATGCTAATACTGCAGCTGCTGCTATAGTATCATTAGGAAAAGCAGATGTATATAAATTGGTATCCGTTAGTATGTCAAGTACTGCATTTGGGACAAGTTATAGTTCAACTAATGCGACAGATATAACTAATAGATATTCATTTGATAACGGTCAAAGATTACAATTTTACGATGTCGGTAGAATCACACTTAAACCAAATCAAGCTAAACCCACTGGTCCTATAAGAATAACTTTTGATTATTTTACTCATAGTACCACCGGCGATTATTTTAGTGTTGACTCTTACACTGATATAGAATATAAAGATATACCTGCGGTAAATTTAAATGGAAAAACCTATAATCTAAGAGATTGCTTAGATTTTAGGCCTAGAATAGGTGACGATTCTACATTTTCTGCAACAAGCTCAGTTATAAACGAGTTTTTAGATCAAGAAACTGATTTTCAAACAGACTACCAATATTATTTACCTAAAACAGATAAATTGGTGTTGGATCGTTCCGGTAATATTTTTATAGTTTCAGGTATAAGTAGTAATAATCCAAAAGAGCCAAGTACACCTGAAAATGCAATGGCATTGTACGTGTTCCGTCAATCCCCTTACGTAAGAAATGTAGAAATTGATGTCAATGTCACTGAGATTGATAATAGAAGATTTACAATGCGAGACATTGGTCGTATTGAATCTAGAGTTAAAAATTTAGAATATTACACGTCGTTAAATTTGCTAGAAACACAAACAGCAACGTTACAAATACAAGATTCTTTGGGCTTTGATAGATTTAAAAACGGTTTTGTTGTAGATAATTTTTCTGGGCATGGAATAGGAGATGTATCTAATCCCGATTATAAGGTGTCTATAGATTACAATAAAAAAGAAATAAGACCTCTAGTTAATCAAATTTTCAAACCTTTATACGAGGTAAATTTATATTCTACGCCCGATACTATAACAAACAGAACAGCAAATAATTATTCTGTAGTAAACAAACTCATTTTGCCGAAATATACACACGAGGCGTTAGTTTCTAGCACAAGTGCAACTAGAACTGAATTTGTAAATCCTTTTAATATTACAACATTTAGAGGCATTTTGACTCTAAATCCTTCATCAGATTCTTGGCACGATGAATTATTGTTACCTATTCTTAATGAAAATAATAATGGTAATTATGATTCTTTGACTAGTATTTCTCAAATACAAAGAAAATACGAATCTATATATGGTAATTGGAGAGATATATGGTATGGTAATGAAAGAACCAGTGATAAAGATACAGGTGATGGGGCATTAAGAAAAACTTCTACAATTCGTACATCTGATCTTATTTTAAATAGTACCGGTAATAGATATGAGATTATGGAAACCTTGGATACAACTGTTACTGATGAAAAAGTTATATCCAGAGTAGTTATACCATTGATGCGAGATAAGGAAATACATTTTACACTAAAAGGTATGAAACCCAATACAAAATTATATGCCTTTTTTGATGATATAAATGTTACTAATTTTACATGTATAAGTTATCAAAGAGCAAATGTAATTGCTACACTAACAGGTGAAACTGCAGACGAGGTTATTAGAAATAGAAATCTAATTACTGATCAATATGGAGATTTAGAGGGCGTATTTAGTTATTCTGCTTCACAATTTAAAGTATCGGCAGGTAGTAAAAAATTAAGATTTAGTGATTCTGTTAATAATAGTACAGATCAAACTACATTTGCTGAGGCAGTATTTTCTTCTAATGGACAGTTAACATTTAAAGAGAAAATTATTTCTACTCAACCTGTGAATGTAAACACTGCTTCTTCCAATCCGAATACCTCAGGCACATACCCACCATCTACCGTGGGTCCGTTGGGATTTTCCTCAGTCACACCTGGCGGCGAGGTAATTAAACCTGTTACTAATTTTGGATTATTAGTTGCTGGAGGGCCGTCAATAGGCGCATATAATACAGAGAAAAATCAAGAAATTTTTGCAGATAAACTAGAGGAACAGGGATTCGTTGCTGCAGATATTGTAAATTTAACTTCGGATGTAGGTTTGGCGGGCGCATACGATGCAGCTGATACTTTTCCAACAAGTACTAATCAATTCGATTATAAAGAATTTTTTGATGAAGCTTCAACAAGCACAGGTGCTATTAGTTCTGCTATTACTTCTGCAGGTGCGTCTGGAGATAAAGTAATAGATCATTTCTCTGCAGCTTATGAAACAGCGAAATCTATGATAGGCGATGCAGCATATGCAGTATCAGCGTGGAATTGTGTGAGTGATGCGATTAAAAATAACCCCGGAGCAACTATTGATCAATTAGCAGATAAATATGGTTTTCCTGGTTGGAAGGGCAATCCTTTCGTAGAGGCCGTGTATTCTGTAGAAACTGATTCAGCTTTAAAAGCAGCCACAGGATTAAATGATCAATATCATGATACCGGAGATTATAAATTACATTTAAGTGCATCTTTAGTTGCAGGAAAAATGACTATGGGAACTATTCGTGCTCAAGATAATGATTTTATTTTGAATTCTATAAGTGGTAATTAGTATAGACAAGGACAGCAATGACAACATCTAGTAGATTAATAAGCAGTAGTATTTTAAGTGAGGGCTCTACTTTAACTTATTTGGATCCTTTGGCTCAGTCTTTTTTAGTTACCGAGCCTAGTATTTTAACTAAAGTGGACCTATATTTTTCTAATAAAGATGATGTATTACCTGTTAAAATTGATATTAGAAAAATGATTAATGGGTCTCCTAGCACAATTATAGTACCATTTTCAGAAAAAAATATTGCCGCGGCTAATATTTTGACAAGTGCTAATTCTTTAGTTGCTACTTCAGTGGAATTCAATGACCCAGTATTTGTAGAAGCTGGAGAATATTGTCTAACTTTATTTTCAGATTCAAATAAAACTAAAGTATGGATAGCACAACTAGCAGAAACAGATGTAGCAACTGGCATAGTTGTGCAAAAACAACCAACTTTAGGCGTTTTATTTAAAAGTCAAAATGGTTCAACTTGGACACCTGATCAATTACAAGATTTAAAATTTACTTTATATAGAGCAAAATTTACTCCTGGCCAAACATCTACAGTTGAATTTTATCCTGGTTCAATTTCACATCTTCAAGTTTTACCGTATGATCCACTTGAAATTTATCCTAACAGAACTACGTTAAAAGTATACCATCCAAATCATGGATTATCAGACGGATCTAAAACATTAATTAGCCAAATTTATCCAGCTAATCTTATGTCTACTGTTACTTATTATGGTTTATTTCCTAATAATATAACAGGTTTCGTTCAAACGGTAAGTAATGTCACTCCTGATTCTTACACCGTAAACATGTCAGGGGTTCCTAACTCTTCTATTACGGGAATAACGAGATTCGGAGGCAAAGCAATAACAGCTTTTTCGGATTTCAAATTTACTGATTTTTTCCCAGCCATTTCTATTCTTAAAAATTCTGATTCTACAGTTACTCATTCTGTTAAACTGACTTCTTTAGATTATTCTGAAGACAATTCTTTTACTGTCGCTACACCAAACAAAGATAATAATCTAGATGCAGCAAAAGTATTACCTTCTGAAACCAATAGGTTCGTTAGTATGGGGAACGCTAAAGCTTTAACATATAAAATAGAAATCATAACTAATGAGGAATACAATGCTCCTATTATTGATACTGAAAAAATAGGCTTAGTTTTATTCAATAACAAAATAAATAATCCTACCTTTGAAACTGAACATAAGGTGGATGCTGAAATACGGCTTATAACTTCTGGTTGTACAACTAGTTTTACTAATTTAACTACAAACACTGGCACTGTAGATTTGTCAAATACAAACGCAAGAGCAAATGCAGTTAGTATCGCTAAAGGAACAACTTTAAGAATATTGGGGGCGAATAATTCGGGGAATGTTAGAGTATTAGAAATTTTAAATAATGGTGCTAATATTTTAGTAAATGGTACTATTACTACTGAAGCTGCTAATGGTTCGGCATCAAGTAATGTAATAGTATTAAGTGGATCCAAATTTATATCTGAAGAAGCAGCATCTGGCGGATCTGCTATGTCTCGTTATATTACTAGACCTCTTAATTTTATAAATCCTAGTACGGCTTTTAAGTTTTTCTTAGATGTATCTAAACCTGTAGATACAAATTTAAAATTCTATTATAGAACAAGTTTAGTAGGTGAAACATCCACATTATCAGAAAAAGAATTTACCGAAATTACAAGTGTATCCATGGCCAATTCTTTGGGTGGAGAATTTTATGAGATAGAAAAGTTAATAGATAATTTAGAAAGTTTTGACGGGTTACAATTCAAGATAGTATTTCTTTCTGATGATATGACTAAAGTACCTAAATGTAGAAATCTTAGATTAGTAGCAATAGCATGAAATATTTAGTAAAAGATCATCCGGGGTTGATAAGAGACCCTAATTCTAAAGCTATTATAAACGAAAATCAAAAAGCATATGAGAAATATTTAAAAGAAAAACAACTAAGAGATAAAAATATCTATTTTGAAAATGAAATAAATAATATGAAATCTGATATTTCTGAGATAAAATATATCTTACGTGAGTTATTAAACAAACAGGCGTAATAAATGTCCATTTTTAATAGTAACACTGTATCAAATGTAAATGTAGGTTTCGCTGCAAACGACGGAACAGGCGATCCCTTACGAACTGCCTTTGAAAAAATAAACAATAACTTTTTTGATGTTTATGTGTTTTTAGGTAACGGAACACACTTAGGTAATGTTACTCAAATCAATATTCTTGGTGGAAATTTAGTAGGTGTAGCTAATGTTTCCACTTCTAATACTGTATATACTGGTAATCTTAGTACTCCTACTATTTTTCATAATTCCGGCACAATAGACATAAAAAATAATCTCAATGTTACAGGTGATTTGGATGTAGATGGAGGAGATTTAACTTTTAGTGCATCTACTATAAACATAGCAGGAACTCCAACAACAATAAGAATTGGAGCATCAGCAAGCACCGTTAATGTGGGATCTACTTCCGGCACAACAACTGTTAGAAACGATTTAAGAGTATTATCTGATTTGAATGCTCTAGGTAATGTGGCAGCAGGAAATGTAAGTACAGACAGAGGAGTGTTCACATTTATAACAGGTGACCATGATACCGGCACACTAAGAAATGCAGTAGTAGTAGAAAAATCACCTTATGTTAATGTTACTCTTTCTGGCAACATTACTGGTACTGCTAACGTATTACTAAGCAATTTAGCTGGGAATATTTTAAATATTACGGCAAATCTTGAAAATACAGGAGTTACCCCTACCACTTATGGTAATTCTAGAATAGTATCTAGAATTACAGTGGACGCAAAGGGAAGAATAACATCTGCAGCAAATGTAGCTTTAGGTGATATCGTTCTTGGAACAGAAACTTCGGGGCCATATGTAGCTAATTTAACTTTCGGTAATGGTATTGCTATATTTAATTTAGCAGATGAAAGTGCTACTCCTAACATTAGATTAACTACAACAGGAGTTACCCCTACCACTTATGGTAATTCCAGACAAATACCTAGTATAGTTGTGGATGGTCAAGGTAGATTGACCTCGGCTAGTAATATATCTTTAGGTGATATCGTTCTTGGAACAGAAACTGCCGGAGCATTTGTAGGTAATGTCTTAGGTGGTACTGGTGTAAGTATCACTGGGCAAGGCGGAGAGTATGCTAACATTGTTGTAAATATTGGGCAAGCTGTTAATACTACAGCAAATGTGAATTTCAATAATGTTACTGTCCAAGATCGCGTAAATGCTGCAACAGGACTATTTACTGGTAATGTCACAGTAGGAAACATAATAGTATCAGGCACAACAACTACAGCCGGGACACAAATTATTACCGGTAATATTACAGTACAAAATTTAATAGCAGAAGGTGCGCCCCAAACCGGAGGATCTGTTGTACAAAGTGTACAAGGTAGATTCAGTAGCAATGTAACCACCGGAAACGTTAGTGGTACTAGAGGCAATTTTACTAGAATAAATGGTATTTTTGATTCGGGTAGTATTAGTTCTACAGTTACATTTCCAAATACCGGTGTTAATGCTGCTAACTATGGCAATAATTCTCATCATGTAGGTTTAGTAATAGATAGCACAGGTAGAATTACTTCTGCTAATATGATTCCTTTTGCGGCAGGTCCTACTGGTCCACAGGGAGCACAAGGATTTCAAGGAGCTACGGGCCCGCAGGGTGCAACAGGTGCCCAAGGTGCAGCAGGGGTTCAAGGAGCTACGGGCCCGCAGGGTGCAACAGGTGCCCAAGGTGCAGCAGGGGTTCAAGGAGCAACAGGTACTGCCGGCGCACAAGGTCCAGCAGGGGTCCAAGGAGCAGCAGGTGCCCAAGGAGCAACAGGTACTGCCGGCGCACAAGGTGCAGCAGGGGTTCAAGGAGCTACGGGGCCGCAGGGTGCAACAGGTGTACAAGGTGCAACAGGTGTACAAGGTGCAGCAGGTGTCCAAGGTGCCCAAGGATTTCAAGGCGCTACTGGTCCACAAGGATTAAATTCCTCTGTAAACTTTTTTGCATCGAACGTTACTGCCAATGTAAATTTATTTACTGCTAATCTTATAGTTTCTAATGCAATAACTGAAGGTGTAGTAACTATATCTCATAATACGTTGACAGCAAATAATGGCACCATTTTAACTAGGCACTTAACAGGAACAACAACTTTTACAGATGGATTATTAAGCGGGCAATCACTTACTTTACTTTTGTATGGTGGAAATACTTATTCGGTGACTTGGCCAACAACAACTTGGATAAGTACTTCAGGTAGTGTAGCGCCTACATTACAATCAAAACACGGTTTAGTATTCTTCAAACAAAGTTCTAACTTATTTGGTGTTTCTTTAGGATATTTTTAATGGCTTGGGTAATTAGAAAAGCAGGTGTAACTAAAACATTCACAACTAATTGGACAACAACTTGGTTAACTAGTTATACAACAAGTTGGACAACATCGTGGAATAGTACATACACAACCTACACATATTCAAATACCACAACCTATTGGACTTCAGTAGTTCAACAGTATGCCGGTGAAGGCCCTGTGATTGTGGGTTATAATTCAAGGAATAGTACATATACAACCTCATGGAGTTCTTTCGTAAATAATGCAGAACAATGTGCCGTGGCAGGTTCTTGTTTTCAATCATATGATAGTCAATTAGGAGGCTGGTATGCAGATAATTGCCCTCCCGGTCAACCTGTAGCACCATGTGTTACTAATGTTAACTCTGCGCCTAACTTATTGGGAAATGGAGTAGTATTTTATATAACTTATTACTCTCCCCAAACAGTAGCTATTAATACTACTAAAAGCCAAAATACCAATGCGACTGTTTATGATCCTATTTATGCACCGGGTCCAATTTATAACTATGATTATTACAGTACTTCAGGTTCTACAAGCACAATAATAGCAAGTAATAATACTACTGCAACATTTAGCCAAAGTACATCTAGAAATACATCAAGTAATACTTCTCAAAATACTTCAAGGATTACGTCTTAATGGGGATAAAACATGCATTTTGCTAAATTAGATGAAAATAATGTTCCTATAGTTGATCCTATTTCTGAAAAAAATTTAAGAGCTACGTTGAATTGGATTTCTTTACCTGAAAAAATTACCCCTGATTCTATCGCAGGTACAGGGTTTGTTTGTGTTAGAGCAGGCAAAGAAGGAGAAGCATTTTCTTCAAATTTGACTCATATCTGTAAACTATCAGGATATGCTATTGATGAAGAAAATCCTGGGTATTATAGACCCATATATACGTTAGAAGAATTATTACCAGATAAAAAACTTAAAAGAATAGAAGATCAAAAAAATAAATTACGTGCAGAAAGAACTAAAAAATTTCAAGAATTAGATTTTATGGTAGCTAGAGCTTTGAGAGAATCAAGAATGAATTTACCATTAACTATTCCTTTAGATGTTTTAGATGCCTATGGTCAAGCTTTAGCAAACATAACTGATCAATCAGATGTATTTAATGTAAATTGGCCGAGTATAAATTAAAATGAATCCCATACCATTTCTGTCGTCAAGTAATACTTTACCTAGTATATTAGTGAATGTTAATACTACTTATGATACTAGTGATTACGACACTACATCTGCATTAGCTAAAAGAATAGAAATATGTAAAAGTTGCCCAGAATTAAATAGTTTAAATTTTTGTAAACAATGCGGTTGTTATATGCCATTAAAGGTAAGAATTAAATCTAGTGAATGCCCTTTAAAGAAATGGAATAGACTAGAAATAACTATCCCTGAAACTAAAGATGATTTAAAAAATTTAGAATTAAATGATTTAAAAAATAAAATGAATTCTGATAATGTATCAACAACTGATAAAGAGATTTATAATGAAATTTTCAAAAGAATTAATGCGGGACAATAAAACCCAACATAGTAAAATAGGAACTTTTGTTTCAAGATCAAAAAGAAATACGTGGGCTGAAGAACAGGAAAATATATTAAGACAAATTTGCCCATATCCTATAAGTTATGATATTCACACTTACAGTCCCAATTTAAGCAATCTTAACTTCACCGAATATGAATATACTGAGTTACTGGGTGGTATTTGGGTAAATCCCCAATGCCTTGAAATCACATGTAGAATGGTTCAAGACGCCTCATTAGAAAATAACAATATTTTAACTAATAATCAAATAAAAAATATAATGGGGGACAAATATGATCTTTCCCCCGTAAGTGACAAATGGAAATCAGCTAAAAAAATTATTTTTATGCCCGGGCACAATTTACTTCCTTTGGCAAGCCATGAAACAATTAGCCAACTAATGTTCAATAATAACGATATATTTTTAAAACCGCATCCTATAACATTTGATAGAATAATAGAATCTTTTGGTAGAGAATTTGGATGGGATAGAGTAATAGGAAGGGAAATATCTGGGTATTCTTTGTTAGAACAATGCGATGAGGTTTATACAACATCTGCTTCAGAGATGGCAATATCTGGTATTTTATTAGATAAGAAAATATTTAATGTTTCAAATTTTCTTAATGAGGGGTATGGTGCTTATTATGCACTGAATAGATTAATTTTTAATGCTAAAAATAACTATGAAGCAAAGGCAAAAATAAGTAACGTATTTCAATCTGAATGGTCTGGTATTTGTTTTCCGCACCACAATAATATTAAAGAAAGATTTGAAAGCTTTTTTACGAAATCTTTAGAATATAAAGAAAAATATAAACCTTTATCCCCACCATGGCATCCCAAATTAAAAGTGAAGGATGAATCTAATTAGTTATTATTAAAAAAAATTCTATTTTTATAGATATACCATCCTGTTAAAATTAATTTTTCGTCTTCAGTTGCAGGATAACCTCTGTGCACGTGTGTGAAATCTGCAGGCCAAATTAAAGTTAACCCTTTTTTTGGTTTTATTTTTAAATTATAATATAAAAATTCTGTTTCACCTCCGTTTTCTATATCATTAAGATATGTTAGAAATACAGCTTTTCTAAACATTTTTCCGTTTTCGGGAGGTCCTTGTTCCGGATGCCAATTTTTATAATTTTTTCCTGGTAAATAATGTTGAAAATTAAATGGTGTACTTGGCCTAATGTAGTTATCACCATTATATAAAATATATTTGTAGTTTTTTGCATATTGTAAAAACAGACCATCAAGAAAATGAAGATACTCTTGTACCAATAAGGTAGGTAATTTTTCAGAAGATATCATAGTATATCCTCTTTCCTCCCCGTTAGGTTTAAAATCTTTTCTTTTAGATTTAAATTCATTTAAAAAAGATTCAACTATCTCATCATCTAGAAAAGTACTACCTATAAAAGTTTCTTCGCCCCGCATTCCTTGTACCGGCGTCATATCAAAAGCTCCGTGGCTTCTTCCTTAGAACCTAATGTACCTGTTACGAACGTATTGAACGCTATGGAAATTCTAGTTTCATTGGAATTAATTTTATCTATCTGATGCATAAGATGAGATGGAAAAATTATTAATGATCCCTCTTCTACTTTCACTTTTTCTAATTTTCTAAATATAGCATTTTTCATTGGTTTAGTTTTGTCAAAAAAATCTAACACTATAAAGTTAGGTTTCAATGAAAATGATTGAGAATTTAAAAATGTTAATGTATCATTCTTGTCTGTTTTAATGTAGTAAACACCAGATAGAATACTATTACTGTGAATATGTCCATGCGCCATTTGTTCTTTTTTACCTATTACTAACCATGATTGAGTAATTATGGGTTTTAAATTAGGATTTATATTTAATACTTCTTTAAAAATATGATCTATTTTTTCCAAAATAATATTTTTTAAATCTAGCATAGCATCATTATCCAAAACATTTTTATTTCTAGAATGCATCACTGGATTAACCATATTTGAATTAGAAGAAACCATATCTTTTTGTAAATTATTTACATAATTCCATTCTATGGTATCAAGAATATTTTTTCTTTCTAAATTTTCTTTTATAAAAAAATGATTAGGAAAAAGATAATTAATTTTAGTATTCATCATCTATACTTAAAAAGGAAACGAGAGTTAATCTAGGTGTTTTGCTTTCTGAAAAAAAAGTTTTTACTCCGTGGTATTGTCTAGAATCGAACGAAAACATTCTGTTGAATTTATTTTTACATTCATAATCTTCTTCAAATTGTTCCCAATGTATTTGCATTTTTTCATCAAAATTTTCCACCTTAATTTTTTTTGTTAAAAAGGGTACCTTTATTTCTGATGCAAAATAAACGTCTTTTACTTTATTCCTTAACTGAAAGATAGTTGTACCGGCAAAAATATCTTCAGGATAATTAAGATACACTATAGCAGTATGTGTCACCTTGCCATTATTTTTTTGCCCCCCCCATTCACCATAATCATGATGTATAAATCCTTTATTGGTAGTATCATCTGGATTATCAGAGAAAGGACTAATTCTATGAAAATATGAATTTATTCTTACCTTTGTCTTTGGTGTAGTATAAATAAATCTACCATGTTTAAATAACAGTTTAATTAAATACTCGCCAAAATCTGGATATTTTCTACACAATTCTACAGTTCTTTGCCCTGGCCAATGTCCAGTATTACTATATTCATATTCTTGTTCATTAGAAAATCTATGAATATCTTCAGGATCTTCAAAAAAGTTATCTACTATTATAGAAGCATTCATATTTTAATATCCACGTAATTTATTTCAGTTGATCCCAGTTTTCCAAAAGGAAAAATATTAAAAACTAAGGATAATCTATCGTTATTTGATTTTATAGGTTCAATCATGTGATAAGTGTGTGAAGAAAAAATTAAAATATCTCCAGTATTAACTGGTATATTACATTGTTTTTGAACTAATAATGATCCTGGATTTTCTTTACTTGGTTTGGATATGTCCAAAGAAAATCTATCCACTAAGGGCATTTGCGAAAAAGAAATGTAATCTTCTGTTTTATCAGCATGTAAATATAATATTCCAGACATAAAACTATTACTATGATTATGTAGAATACTTTTCTGATTCTTTTTACCTAAAACTATCCAAGATGTTGTAATTTGCATAGAAACATCTGAAGTAGTAGCATAAATATTTTTAGATAAATCTTGAACATAGTTTGTAAGCCATGCTTTTAGATTGATTAATTTTGAACTGTTAAGAACATAATTATTTGAACTAACCTGTATGTAGTTCTCTGGTGATTCTACATATGTAGATTTGGTGTTAGAGATTTCTGATAAGATGTAATCATATTCGTCTTTAGAAAAAGCTTGGTCAATATCTGGTCTTTTGACTTGTTCAATAGTAAAAAAATGTGTCGGAAACATATAATTTATTTTTGGCATATTCACTCGCATAATTTATTAGATATATATAATTTTATTTTGGCCTTATATGATAAAAAAATGTAAAATTGTCTTGATGACTATGTTCAAAAATGAATCTAAAAATTTGAAAAGAATGTTAGATTCTACTATAGGATTCGTTGATTATTACATTTTTCAAAACAATGGCTCAAATGATGGTTCTGAAATTATTGCAAATAATTTCTTAAAAGAAAATAACTATTTGGGGCATGTGTATTTTTTAGAAGAAGGATGGATAAGCTTTGGTTGGAATAGAGATCATTTGCTACAGCATGTTCAAAATAGTAACCATGATTGCAATTGGATTTTAAATATAGATTGTGATGAAATCCTACAGATAGACACTAATTTCAATTGGGATATTTTTAATAATTTAGATATTCATAGTTTTGAGGTTACTGCAGATTTCAATGGTAACTTATATCAGCGTGCTAGAATTTATAATTCTAGATTTTTTTGGAAATTTAATCATGATCTAGCACACGAAACAATTTATATGAGCGAACCTAATTTAGGTGAAAATTTTGATAGGTATATACTAGATCCTGGGTTTAGACAGATAGGATACCCAGAAGGACAAAGTTGGCAAAATCCACATAAATTTCTATTTGATGCACTTTGTTTTGAACAAAAACTTATAGAAGAAAATACTTTACTTACAGATATGTATCATTTTTGGTACATAGGCAAAAGTTATTTTGATTGTTTTAGAAGCCATTATCCTTTAGGAAAAAAACAACAAGAAGAATATGCAAAACGTTGTATATTTTATTTTAAAGAATATCTTAACATAGTACATGATTTTGAAACAGATTATACTGCAAAATTTATAGATGAAAAATCTTATTTTACTATGGTTTGTATAGCTGAAGTTTATTATTTCTTAGAAAATTTTGAAGAAAATATATGTACGTTAGAAAAAGCAGAACAATTTTGTCCAGAAAGAAACGATCATCTTATAGCATTGGCTGAAACTTATCAAAATTTAAAAGATTTTAGTAATATGTTAAAGATAACATCTAAATTAACATTGTCTGAAAGAAGAAATCCATATCCCAAATTTAACTTCATTATTAATAAAAATCATTATTATGATACTGGTACGTATGTAAAAGAATTACATAATAAAGCTTTAGAGAATATGAAAGATAATAAAATGTATATATCTGCTCTTAACAAAGATTACAAGAAAAGAATATTCGTAGTAGATGATTTTTACACTGATCCGTATAAAATTAGAGAATATGCTTTAGGTGTAGAATACTCTCCAGATATTAGATATTATAAAGGATCTAGGTCTACCCAACAACACATTTTCCAAGGAACTAAAGAAATATTCGAATCAATTATTGGTGAAAAAATACAACGTTTTCATGAACATGGTATGTGTGGTAGATTTCAAATTTGTACTTCAGAAGATCCTATAGTATACCATAATGATGATCAAAAATGGGCTGCTATGATTTACTTATCTCCAGACGCTCCTTTCAGTACAGGTACAAAGCTTTTAGCAAACAAATTTTCTAAAGCAAGATCTGCTGAAGATGAAGGATACATTAATGCCTTTGATGGTGGATTTTTTGATAGCACAAAATTTGAGATAGTAGATAATATAGGAAATGTATTTAACAGGTTAATTATTTTTAACTCTAAATGTATACATGCAGCATCTCAATATTTTGGGCAAGATAAAAATTCTGGTAGATTAACACATTTATTTTTCTTTGATTAATATGAAATTTAGTTTAATTACACCCACACATAGTTTTAAAAATCTACCTTTTCTTTTAGAACTTTATGCAAGTATAAAAGACCAAACATATACTGATTGGGAGTGGATTCTAATATTAAATGGTGAGTTGCAACCATACGATATACCTAATTTTTTATACGAAAATACTAAAGTAAAAGTATATAAAATTGAGAATAATAAAAATATAGGTTTTTTAAAAAATCAAGCAGGTAAGTTTGCTACAGGTGATGTGATTGTAGAAGTGGATCACGACGACTTAATTACTTTTGATTGTTTGGATGAATTGCATAAAGCTTATCAAGATAAAGATATAGGTTTTGTTTTTAGTAATGATGCAATTTACCAAGCTAATGGAGAATTTATTCCTTACAATCCAGCATATGGTTGGAAATATAAAAAAGTAAATTGGGGAAACAAAGAGTTGTTTGTCATGGATTCGTTCGAACCTACTAGTCATAGTTTGTCATTTATATGGTATTCCCCAGATCATGTAAGATCTTGGAAAAAAGAAGTTTATGATAGTCTAGGCGGATTCAACCCAGAGATGAATGTTTGTGAAGATCATGAACTAATGGTTAGAACCTATTTAAAAACTAGATTTAAAAAAATTGAAAAACCTTTATATATCTATAGAGTAACAGGTGATAATACATCTATCAATCATAGAAATGCTGAAATTCAAATTAAAACTAAAGAAATTTTTAATGATTATGCGTATGATTTAGCAGAAAGAGATGCTAAACTTAATAATTTGAAAATGGTAGATTTGGGAGGAGGCATAAATGCCAGGCCCGGTTATATAACTATAGACATAGCTGATGCAGACATCGTGCATGATTTGAATAAAGGCATCCCTTTACCTGATAATAGTGTGGGTGTACTAAATGCTAGTCACATATTAGAACATCTTAAAGATCCTATTAAATCTATGAGCGAAATTTATAGAGTACTAGTGCATGGAGGTTGGGCATTTATTGAAGTGCCAAGCACTGACGGAAGAGGAGCATTCCAGGATCCCACACATATTAGTTTTTGGAACGAAAATAGTTTTATGTATTATACAGATAAAAATCTTGCTAAGTATATTAGAAACGATAAGATTAGATTTTGTGTTTATAGGTGTGAAACTTTTTTCCCCAACGAATGGATGAAAAGTATAAATAGTTGTGTTACTGTAGCTTGGTTATATGCTATTAAAAATAATGAAATACGTTTACCTGGATTATGGAACATATGAAATATAGTATTCCACCGTATGCTAATAAAAATGAGGGTTTAGTTTATGTTGAATGGAAAAATGCTTTTTCCGAAAATGATATTTTATCAATCATTTCTATAGGCGAATCATTACCCTTTAATGAAGCTGGGATAGTAAATGATAAGGATTCAACCATTTTAAATTTAAATGCAAGGCGTTCTAAAACGTCTTGGATAAATTTAAACAATGAGACCGAGTGGTTATACGAAAAAATAGCATATATGGTTAGAGAAGTCAATGCTGATTTTTATAGATTTGATATAGACGGGTTGTATGAATCATTACAATATACTATTTACGAATCCGAAAAACAAAGTTATTATAATTGGCATACGGACATAGGAGTATATGGATCCAGATCTATAACTAGAAAAATTTCAATGAGTCTGTTATTATCAGATCCTTATGACTTTGAGGGAGGCGATTTAGAAATTTGGGGGTCCAATAATACAACTGCGACCAAAGAAAAAGGATGCCCTATATTTTTTCCATCATATAATCTTCATAGAGTGACTCCTGTAACTAGGGGTATACGTAAATCGTTAGTAGTTTGGATAGGTGGTCCAGCATTTAAATAGCCAAAATAGTATCCTTATAAATATTACTATAGGGGGAAATTATGGCTGTTACATCTAATCTAGTAATAGATCAAGGTTCTGATTTTAGTATAGTCATTCGTTATTTGGATGATGATGGAACCGCAATTGATCTAACAGGATTTCAAGCACGCTCTAAAATGCGCAGATCGTATTATTCTGCGAATGCAACTACTTTTGGCGCAGATATATCAGACCCAGCTAACGGTAATGTTACATTAACCTTAAATTCTAATACTACTGCTAATTTAAAAGCAGGCAGATACGTTTATGATGTGGAAGTAGTAGCTAATGCTACTTATACTGTTACTAGAATAGTAGAAGGCACCATAACTGTAATGCCTGAGGTAACTAAATGACAGTAATACTAGCTACTAAGCAAAAAAATGCACAATTAGTAATTAATAAAGGCGGTGTTGCAGGACCAGCTGGTCCTGCAGGGCCCACTGGTCCTCAAGGTGCTACAGGAGCTGTAGGATCCACAGGTCCACAGGGTCCACAGGGAGCACAGGGGGCCACAGGTATAGGTGCCCAGGGTCCTCAAAGTTCTTCAGGTATATCACCTAGCACCGGAGTTGTTGCTGGTACGTATGGTGGAGCTAGTAATGTAGCAGTAATTACAGTTGCAGCAAATGGTTTGATATTTTTCGCAGGCAATGCCGCAGTAGCAGGTGTTAGTAATTTTCAAGCTTCTGGAAATACATTTACAATTACAACTAGTTCTGGAGCTAGTTTTTTAGCAAATATTCAACCAAATTCTGTAAGATTATCTACAGATACATCTGGGCCTTACGTTGCAAATTTGGTAGCAGGAACAGGGGTCTCCTTACTTAATTTAGGGGATGAGGGCACAACGCCAACCATAGCAATAGGGCAAGATGTAGGTACATCTAATAGTGTAGTATTTGCTAATATAACTTCCAATTACAATGTTACTGTGAACGCTAATTTATCTTTTAATTTGGTAGATGCCGGAGAATATTAATGTCAACAACAAGACAAGGGCTTATAGATTACTGTCTACGTAAACTAGGTCATCCTGTTATAGAAATAAATGTAGATGATGATCAATTAGAGGATCGTATAGATGAAGCTTTGGCATTTTACAGAGAATTTCATTATGATGCTGTGGAATTAGTTTATTTAAAACATCAAATTACTCAAGCAGATATAGACAATCAATATCTAACTCTTAGTGATGCTATTACCGGTGTAACTAAAGTATTTCCATTTTCCAATAGAACTACTGGTATTAATATTTTTGACATTAGATATCAAATTCTTATTAATGATCTTTACAGTTTAATGTCTACTGATTTAATCTATTATTCGCAAGTTAGACAACACCTTGAACTAATCAATATGATGCTTGTAGGACAAAAACCTATTAGATTCAATCGTCATATGAACAGATTATTCATTGATATGGATTGGGAAGAGGATGTTGATGTAGGAGATTTTATAGTAATAGAATGTTATCGTATTTTAGATCCAGATACTTATACTGACGTCTATAACGATAGAATACTTAAAAAATATGCAGCTGCTTTAATTAAAAGGCAATGGGGAGCAAATCTAAAGAAGTTTAGTGGTGTTCAATTACCTGGCGGAGTTCAACTTAATGGGCAAATAATCTACGATGAAGCTGAAACAGAAATAAAAGCAATTGAAGAAGAAACAAGAAGTACTTATGAATTACCTGTAGATATGTTTGTAGGCTAATATCATCTAGGCTCATAGAAGAGAATAACACCTTGTCTATACTTTGTCAATAGAAAAGAACAATAATGGCAACCAATCACTATTTTCAATCAGGTATACCGATGGGGATGCGCTCAGAAAGCCATCTGCACGAAGACCTGATAATTGAATGTCTTAAAATTTATGGTTTTGATGTATACTATTTAAATAGAGAATCGGTTAACGAAGATTTAATTTTAAATGAAGATCCTTTAAATAAATTTACTAATGCATATCAAATAGAAATGTATTTGGAAAATGTAGAAGGATTCGGTGGCGATGGTGCCTTGATGTCTAAATTTGGTTTAGAGATTAGAGATACAGCTACGTTTTTAGTATCAAGACGCAGATGGGATTTGGAAATAGGCAGATCTGGTAATGCTATTTTATCAAATAGACCTTCTGAGGGGGACCTAATATATTTTCCATTAACTAAATCTTATTTTGAAATAAGAAAAGTTGTAGCAACCAATCCATTTTTTCAGGTTGGACAATTATACGTTTATCGTTTAGAATGTGAATTATATCAGTACAGCTCCGAAGAAATAAGCACTCAAGATTCTACAATTGATGATACTTTGGGTGCGTACTCTATCAATATTAGCGATTACGAAATTCTATTAGAATCTGGAGAAAAATTATTGTTAGAATACGAAACTCCTTCAGTTGTTATTCGTGAAGAATATGAGTTGAAAGATATAGACAAAATTTCAGATAATGAAAATTTTGATACAAATATATCTGACATACTAGATTTTACTGAACGAAATCCTTTCGGTGAGGTCTATAATGCTTGATAAATTTTATCATAGTACAATTCGCAAATCTATTATAGCATTTGGTAATATGTTTAATAATATTACCATAGATAGAAAAAATACTAATGGGTCAGTGGCGCAAACACTCAGAATTCCTTTATCTTATGCTCCGAGACAAAAATTCTTAGCTAGAATTGCACAGCAACCGGTTGTCGAAGAAACTATACAACAGGTAATTCTTCCAAGAATGTCATTTGAGATGACAGGCATAATGTATGACCCCCAAAGAAGAATAAGTTTAGTACAACAAAATAGATCAGTAAATGCAACAACTACAAGTTTAAATGCTCAGTATGCGCCAACACCATATAATATGAATTTAAGTTTATACATATATTCAAAGAATCAAGATGATGCTTTACAAATTGTTGAACAAATATTGCCTTACTTCAATCCCGATTATAATTTATCTTTAAAGGCAATACCTTCTATGGGTATAACACATGATTTACCTATACTTTTAGAAAATGTTACTTATGAAGATGATTATGAAGGTGATCTGGCAACAAGGAGATCTATAATTTGGACATTAAACTTTGTAATGAAATTAAATTTTTATGGTCCAGTTAATAAACAGGGAATAATAAGAAGAGTAGACGTAGATACATTTTCAGACGCAGAATTATCAAAACGAATTAATCAATACGATGTAACCGCATCTCCAACAACTGCAGTACCAGGAGATACTATAGAATTTGTTGAAAATTTTGAGGATTTTTGATGAAGAAAATGGGAAATTTAGATACGCTATTTAATATAGCGCCAAGTGAAGCTACCAATCTAGTTTTACCTTCTAGTGATAGAGAAACAGATAAAGATGATGATTATCAACTAGCAAGACAAACATTAAGAAAATTAATCATACGGGGTGAGGATACTTTAGATGAGATGATAAATCTTGCCAAGAATTCTGAGCACCCGAGAACCTATGAGGTTGCAGGGCAACTTATTAAAACTATGTCAGATGTAGCAAAAGACTTATTACATCTTCAAAAACAAGTTAAAGATATAGAAACCCCATCAAAAAATCAAGGTCAAATAGGCAATCAAACTAATAATGTATTTGTGGGGTCTACTGAAGAATTAATGAAACTTTTAAAAAATGATAACGGGAAAACCATAGAGCATGGATAATCACTCGTACAACGGTAACCCAAATTTAAAACCAATTGATTATGCTATTAATTATACTATGGAGCAGGTTAAGGAGATTCTTAAATGCTCTGGTGATCCTATTTACTTTATTGAAAATTATTGCAACATAGTATCTTTGGATCAAGGATTAATATTATTTAAACTATATGATTGCCAAAAAGAAAAAGTAGATACGATACTAAATAATCGTAAAGTTATTTTAATGGAAGGTAGACAACAGGGCAAAACTATTACTGCCGCAGCATGTATTCTATGGTATACTCTTTTTCAATCAAATAAAACTGTAGCTATTCTAGCTAATAAATCTTCTTCAGCGAGAGAAGTATTATATCGCTATCAAATAATGTATGAACATTTGCCTATATGGATGCAGCAAGGTGTAAAGACATGGAATAAAGGTGATATAGAATTAGAAAATGGATCTAGAATATTTACTTCCGCTACTAGTTCTTCTGGTATTCGTGGCAAATCTGTGAACTGGTTATATATTGACGAAGCAGCTATTATTCCTAATACTGTTGCTGATGATTTCTTTACATCAGTTTATCCTACAATATCTTCAGGTGAAACTACAAAAATATTACTTACTTCTACTCCGTTAGGCTATAATCATTTTTGGAAATTTTGGAACGAAGCAGAACAAGGCAGAAATGGATTTACGCCACTGTTTATTCATTATAGTAAAATACCCGGTAGAACAGAACAATGGGCAGCAGAACAAAAAGCTATGCTCGGTGAACTCAAATTTAATCAAGAAGTTTTATGTAGATTTCTTGGTTCATCAAATACTTTAATAGCACCAGATACTATAGGTAGAATGTCTGCTTTACCTTACACGCATTCTAAGGATGGTTTAGATATTCTAGAAGAACCTATTAAGGTAGTTAGAACAAGAGAAGGTAAAGTAACACAAAAAGGTCATATCTACATTATCATTGCTGATACCTCAAGAGGAGTAGGCGGAGATTACTCAGCATTTACGGTTATGGATATTACCGAGTATCCTTATAAGGTAGTAGCCAAGTATAGAGATAACAAAATTAACCCATTGCTTTACCCTACTGTTATTGCCAAGGTAGCTAACGATTATAATAAAGCATATGTTCTTGTAGAAATAAATGATAATGGTCAACAAATTGCCAATACTTTGTATATGGATTTAGAATATGAAAATGTATTAGCTGTGGGGTATGATGGTAAAAACGGACAGTTTCTATCTGCTGGATTTAAGAATAGCACAACTTTAGGTATTAGAACAACTAAACAAGTTAAACGTCTTGGTTGTGCTTTACTCAAAGGATTAATTGAAAACGATAAACTTTTAATACATGATGCAGACATAATATCTGAGATCTCAACTTTTGTAGAACAAAAAGGAACATTTGCTGCAGATTTAGGTTATCATGATGATTTAGTTATGACATTGGTTTTATTTGCTTGGGTCACTAATGAGTTATACTTTAAGGATATGACAAATAGCGATTTAAGATTAGAACTGTACGAAAATCAGATAAGAGATATCGAAGAAGATTTAACGCCGTTTGGATTTGTTGACGATGGTATAGATAATCTGGCACCAGAATTAGATAAATTTGGCGGAGATATATGGTTTCATAAAGACTTAAATGCTGAAATGGAAAAACTTAAATATAAATGGTTGGATAAAGTCTAAAACCATTTATTTATAAATAAATAGTAAATAGTTTTTGGAAAATTCAAATGTCTGTAGATGAAAGTTATATTCTTTATAAAACTACTAATTTAACAAATGGTAAATTTTATGTGGGAGTTCATAAACAGAAAACAGGGTTTCTACCTCAAGAATTCGATGGTTATCTAGGTTCGGGTAAATGTTTAATACTAGCTGTACAAAAATATGGTAAAAAAAATTTTATACGAGAAACTTTAGAAGTTTTTTCCAATAGAATTGATGCCGAAAATGCAGAAAGATTATTAGTCAATACAAAATTTTTAAGTGAATTGAACGTCTATAATGTTAATACTGGCGGAGGATTGCCGCCATATCATCCTGATTTATGGATAGGAAAAAAACATAGTTTAAACGCCAAACTTAAAATATCCAAAAATAGAAGAGGGAAAGGAGCAGGCGTACATCATTGGACGAGAGATCACGATAAACAATATTCCTTACAAAAAATGATTGCTATAAATTCTTCAAAAATTATTGAATTCAACAAAAAGTTTAAACCTGCTTTAGGGCATATGAAGACAGACGAGGTAAAAATGCATTTATCCGAAAAGAATAAAACTTTAAAATGGTATAAAAATTTAAATACTAAGGAATGTGTTTTCGCAAGAGAATGTCCTGAAGGATTTATTTCAGGTAGATTATTTCAAAAAAATATAGGAGAATAACATGGC